GCCGTCCTCGGCACACCTCGCCTCGTTGGTAAATCAACGACGACCCGTCCACCAAAGTTTGACCCCGATACCCTCTAACCCCTAATGCGCCCCCCACCACCAGCACCGATTGCCCCGCCCTCGGCTCGTAGCCGGGGGCTTCTTTTATGCGCCTATCCCTCGCCCACCCTCGAAATCTACCCTGCCCTCTCCCCGAAACCTACCCTCCCTCCCATCCCTCTCTGCCCACGCCCACAAAAAAAGCCCCCAGGCCCATTCACCTGGGGGCTTATCGAGTACCCTTACTCCCTCTCTTCTCCTATCCCTCCTTTCTCCCTCTGTCGGGGTTTCTCCTTTACCCTTCAGCGCCCTACGACTTCGGCACCCATACCTCCTCCACTGGTCTCGCTATCCCATGCAACGAGACCCACAGATGCCCTCGCTTCTTCAGGCCCCTCATCCAGCGGTGCAGCGCCCGTGTCAGTCGCACCTGATGCCCCTTGTACTGCCCTGACAGCACACGCAACTGCGCCGCCTCTGCACTCACCCGTACCTCAAGGCACGGCACCTTCGGCCTTCTCGTATGTACTACCATCCACACCCGCGGCACAAACGGCGGTACCCAAAAGAGACGCTTCAACCCCTTGTGGCACACCACGATCGCCTCCGCACTCGCCCTCTTCGGCACCCTCACTCTCCACTTCACCCCGCCTATGTCCTTCTCTAGCAGCAGCTTCTTCCTCGCCATCACCCTCTCCCTTCCCGCTCCACCCTGTCCCCCCTCGAACTCCATGTCCTTCAACCTTCGACTAGGGTCTTGACCACCCTACACAGCGACCGCCACCACGGCCAAATCCACTTGGCCTTCCACATCTCCCAACACGCCCTCCTCCTTTTCTGAACCTCCTCCTTCCACACCTCGACCGCAGCCTGGTACGTCGCCGTGTAGACCACCGACGAGTACACCGTTCGCCCCACCATCGGACTCCACCTTGTCGTAACAACCCGGAACCAGCACCCGTCCAGTTCCACACCCATGAACTCCAACTGCACCGAGTACGGCCCCAGTCTCTTCTCCTTCAACCGCCTTCCCGTGTCCCCCGCCTTCCACGACTCCTCAGCCGAGCACTCGATTACCTCATGCCCCGGCCCTAGCTTCCCCCTCCTCCACAATCGCCCTTTTTTCATCCACCTCTCCTTTCTCCTCAAATGAAGGGGAGGGAGCGCTTTGCCCCCTCCCCTCCTCCTCTCCTGTCTCCACAGCCACGTCAACAGCAACATCAGTCCGGCCCACGCGACCAGCGCGGCCATCCACCATATCACTGCGGCTTCAACCTTCACTCCACATCCTCCAATCCCGCGACATACCCGAAGATTTCCTCCCGCACTCTCCCTGTCCACGTCGAGTACCCTCTGAAACAGCAGGCTGCGAACATGTGCGTACCCATCGCCGCGAACAGGGCCAACTCCTCGCCCGATATCGTGTACTGCAGCTCCCTGATGGGCACCGCCTCCATCTTCGCATCCACCACCACTTGCTTCGCCTTGTCTGCGAAGTAGTCCTTCAGCTTCGTCCCCTCAGTCAGCACCATCATCTCCTCCTTCCATCCCCAGGTCCTGTCGATCGAGCGTCTCCAGAATCCTTATCAACTCCTTCGGCCCGATCTCCATCTTCCATCGTTTGACCGTCTCCTCCAACGCGAGCAGCACGGCCACCCAGCAAATCCCGGACTTCACCGGCCCCGGACTGCCCAAGGCCAAGTCCGTATACCACTCCTGGACGATCCCGACCAACTGGTCGGCAGCGCCCAGTCCACTACCTTCCCGAAACGCCTTCACCAGCCTCTTCGCCGCAGCCTTTGACATGGCCTTCGACAGCTCCCGTGCTTCTTCCATGTCCATCGGCGTATCCATCCATCACTCCTTTCTCCCCTTCTGTCGGGGGTGTAGCCTCAGCCAGCGCTTGCGGCAGCACCTCGTAGACCAGCGCCATGGCCGCGAGCGACGACCAGAAGCTCGCCAAAACCTGCTCCCTCCCATTCTCGCCCTCAGCCTCGATCCTCTCGGCCATCACCAGCGCTACTCGTTCCATCGCGTACGCGGCCTCCACGAGCCCGCCCTGCTGGTACCCCGACAGAATGTGGGCCAAAGCCTCTTTCGCCAGTGACCTGACGAGCTTGCCAGCTTCCTTCTCTTCGGCCGTATAGATCGGCCGTCCATCAGGTGTCACCAACCGTGGTACATTCATTGTGTCACTCCTTTCTGATGCGCACTGCATTCACGCGACTCGCACCCCTTGCACCCCTCCATACTTGGCAACTCCACCCGCTCCGTCCACTCAACCAGCGCCTGGTTAAGGCCGCGAACATTCGCGACGAGAATCAACCCGCATATGAACTCACGAGCCTCCTCATTCTGGCACCCCTCCAGCGCCTCATGAAGCTCCCCCAACACCAGCACAAGCCTCTCGATACACTCGTTTGGTGAGAGCCCTTCCCACCGCGCCTCTATCTCCTCCAATCCCTTCTTCAACTCCTCAATTGACCGGCCACTCATCACCCTCCTCCTTTCCCCTATCCATCTGTCGGGGTGTCCTCTGCCCCATCTTGTCCCGTAGTTGTTCTAGTGTCTTGTTGAACATCTTGCCGTGCCCCGTCTTTGCACCGCGCTTCTGCAACCCCTCGATGACCTCCCTGAGCTTTGGTGGGGTCGTCATCCTCACCACTCCCGACATGATGCGCGACAGCACCGTGGCCGTGATTACTTCTACTCCCAACCCCTCGATGGCGGTCGCCGCTGTAGTCAGTGCGGTCTCCAACTCCCCCGCGAACTTCGGCTCCAGCCCGTCCAGCACCTCAGCAGTAATCCGTGCCATTGCACCCGGCATCACGCACTGCTCCTCCTTGACCCGCCGTGCGATCCGACTGGCGACCGTCGTCAGCGTAAAGGCCATCACGGGCGGAAGTCCTTCATCCATCAACCGGACAAACTCGGAAACCGCCTCCGTTGTATGAAGTTCTTCGGGCGGGAGCATGTCCCGACGACCGATCAGCCCATACGCCGCTCCGTGCTTGTCCTTCAAGTCCGCCGCTATCTCCAGATGCAGCTCCTCTTCCGTCCACCCTTGTGACGAGACACCCAGGTCCAGGACCTCGGTGACCCCGCGGTCGACATGCAGTTCCACGGCGTGCCCGAACAACCGATCCACGAGCGCGTCCAGGCCCTCCGACGACTCGATCGGCACCCGTATTATGCTCGCGCCCTCGCCCGCTCTCTTCGTCCCCTCCCGTGAGAGTGGCATATACAACCATCCCGCCAGCCGCAGTTCCGAGTCCATCGACCTGTCCAGCTCCTGTTGCTCTTCTTTCGTCATCACCACCAACAAGGCCCTCTCGCCAGAGCTGACCTCCAGCCCTACACCACAGACCACTCCATGCAGCGTAACCATGTCCTCTCCTTTCCCCCGACATACCAGTGTCAGGCCTATGATGACTCCCGGCTATCGTTCGGGGGCCGGCCTCATCAGCGACTCGAACTTCTCCTCGATGACCTTGCCCATCATCGTCGACAGCACCGTCGAGAGCACATCCGGCGGCTTCGGCGCGTCCGTGTTCATCAGTGCCAGGTGCTCGTCCATGAGCCGCACGCCGCGGATCACGTCGATCGATGTCAGGGCCTCGTCCGGGCCTCGCTCCATCGTGCTCATCTTGGCCCTCTCAATGGCCTCGCGGATCATCGCCGGACTGTGCCCCGCCAAGACCTTGCCAGCAGCCGACAGATCCGCCTGCGGATCAAGCCGCGAGCCTGCGTACGCCTTCAACAACCGCACAGCCGTCTCCGCATCCACTGGCTTGAGTGTGACGATTGCATCCAGGCGCCCCGGCCTCAGCAGCGCCCGGTTGATATTCTCCAGATGATTTGTCGTTAGCACGACCATCACCTGGCCGTTCTTGGTGTCCACGCCATCGAGCGTGTTCAGCAGGTCGTCCATCTCCACCGTACGCTCGCCAGTCGCCACCCGATCCACATCTTCCACGAAGACCACGGCCGGGCCGTACTGTTCAGCAAACCGCAGTCCCATTGGCAGTTCGCTTGCTTCACGCAGATAGATGAACGTCCACCCGTGGCGCTGCGCCTTGATCGCCGTGACCATCGCCGTCATGGTCTTGCCGGTACCGTACCCACCAGCCAGCAGCACGCCCCGCTTCAACGGGATGCCCGCGGCCTGGCAGTTGGCCCGGTGCTCAATCGGAATCCACATCGCCATCTTGAGCTTGTCCGCCGTCTCCGCATCGAACACCAGCTGATCCTCGCGCGTGGTGTCCAGTTTCAGGAACTCAGGATGATCCGTTGACGGGTTGAACTCGCCCCGGTTCAGATAGCTGAAATCCATCCGGAAGGCCTTGCCCTTGTAGATCGACTCGTCCCGCAACAATTGCCGAGTGAGGTCCATCAGCTCCGTCACCTTGCCCCGATCCCCGGCGACAATCTCGCCCGTGATGATGAACGTGGGCTCCGCGGCGCTCATGTCCGTCCCCGTTTGCAGCCAGCCCTTGATGCCTGGCACCATGAACCGACCCCACGGCACCAACTCCGTTTGCCCTGGTGCGACCTCGACACCCACCAATTGCGGCTTGACCTTGACCGATCCGAAGAACCCGTTGACCTCCGTCGCCGTGTGCCGCGCGATACCGTACTTCACTTCGCACGCCCGACGGAACGCTCGCGCCCCGTCCAGCGGGAAGGCCCGCAGCCGTTCATTGATCGTCACCACCTGCTGCTCCTGCTCCGCCATCCACGACGCCCATTGGGCCACCGCTGCGAAGTCCATGTCCGCCGGGATGATAACCTTCGTACCCTCGCGCTCGAACTTGATCTGGTCCAATTTCTTTGCCATCTTAGAGACTCCTTCGTTCGTGTCCAATGCGCAGTTGACCCGCGAGCCACTCGACCCGTCGGCGCCTGCGCGAGCATATCATTGTGTCTTCCGGACCGAACCGCGCCTGCAAGACGACCTTCTCACCGTCCCACTTAGCGATCAACACCGGTCCCGAATACAACGCGCGGCCGTCAGTCCACAGATACTCCAGTCCCGCAGACCGCTTGTGCAGAAAGGCCGCGATCACTTCATTCTGCGACCTTACCATTACGCCTCCTACACCTTGGTGTGGCACCGCTCCTGCACCGCCTTCCTCTGCACAGCCAGCAGCACCATATCCTGTTTGATCCGCCTGAGCGTTTGACGGTTGCCCCTGGCCTTACAGTCCCGCGCGTGCCAGCGAGCATCGTGCCCGCACAACTTGCACACGTGAGACTTCACTCCTCCCATCGCAATCATATCCTTCTCCTTTCTAGCAAACCCCCCTCTTCCAGTGGAATGGGACCAGCGCCCGTCTTCTCTCCAGCACATGGAAATTAGACCCACCAGCCTGGCACCCCGCACCTCGACTACTGATGAAAGGCACCCGGTTCGATCCGGTCCACTCCGTCGCTTTGCTGCGCCCGCCCGGCACAATTAGCGCGACGGCCGACCCTTGCTGGGGGTTCCCATGCACTCTATTCAATTGTATAATAGGCCACAAGCCGTTTTGCCGTTGCTGCCGTCGGCCCGCCCCATCGCGGGTCTCCGCAAGATACGGCGCTGTCCGCGGATCACACCCGCGGCGCACCGTATCGCCGGCCCTTTTCAGGGGAACCCGGCATCAGACCTCTCGACATCCGATCCTGTCCGTCTAGCATGGCCTATTCACTCGCCCCATTCAATCGTGCGACGGTTTGCCGCATGGCAAGGTATGCTACCAAAATGCATAAGGTATGTCAATCTTCGCGTTTCGCGTTTCGCTTTTCGCTTTTCGCTTTTCGCTTTTCACTTTTCACTTTTCGGAAATCTGCGCTCGCCTGCGCGAAATCTACCCTCGCGATTTTTCATCTTTTTTCCCCTCACCTCTTGACTTACCCTGTTTTCTTCACTATGATGCCGACACTTACCGAGGGAGACAGAACATGAACAACGCACAAGACACCCCCATCCCTGCCGACCTAGACAACACTCTAGTCTTCCTCTCCTCCGCCCCCAACAGTTTGTCGCTCTCCTCCGACCCCCGACAGATCATCACGGGGCAAGAGGGCCAGACGGTAATCGCAGTCGCTCTCCCGTACCGTAACCCTTGCCAGTACCACGCCGACGTTCAAGGCATCTTGCACCTTCTGTCGGGGTTTCGTTTGGCGCACGAGATTACCGTGACCGCTTCCGCCTATCTGGAATCCCCGGCTCTGACCGCTGGAGGCCTACGTCGGGTGCAGCGTCTCCTTCAGGCCAACGCCTCCGCCGTGGGCTCCGTCTGTATCGACACCCTCAACGAATGGTTGTCCACGAATATGACCACCGACATCTATCGTCACCCCCTCAAACGCCCCGCTCGTGGTCAGCCCTTCCAGTCGCCGCGCCTCCAACTTCTGATCTTCGTCTCGTGCGATCCACTCCTGCTCCCGGCGTGGTCCCATGCACCCCGTCCCTCCCCAGCCTGGACTTCAGCGGCAGCGGAACAGGGCACACTGAACACACTGCCCCGCTCGATCGCCGCCCGTCTCGTCGCCTCCGGTCAGCAGCAAACCGTCTGGGACCTCGAACGGTACACCGACTACGCTACCGTCCATAGCGATCTCTGGGTGCTCGACGCCCCGAACGGGTTGATCTTGTGGCCCGATCTCGTCCTCGCCCGACTGGTGACCACCTTCTCTACTCCGACCGGCACCCTGATCGCCGACGAGGCGACCCTTGCCACCCGCCTGCGTGCGTTCGCAGGACACAGAACCATACTATACTACACTGGAGAACACACAAATGACCCAGGAACAGCAGGAAGCGTTGGAGTCCCTACAACCCCTCGAGGCGGTGGCTGATTGGGATGCGCTCGCTCTGTCTCTTGACCAGGCACCGGACGATACACCCATCAATATAAGGAGTCGTACATGGCAACCGACCTGACGAAGCCGATCGAACGGCGCACGCCCCCGTCGGCCTCGTTTCCCAAAGGCCTCACCATCCGGCTCGAACCGCCGAACATCGTGGTCGTTCGTGATCGTCGCCACCGTCACCCGTATCAAACCACGGTGGAAGCGATCCTGTGGAACGCGGCCGTCTTGGAGGCCAAACAACCTTAGGAGACCCATATGCCAGCGAAAGCCCCCTCGCCCCCTGTGCCTCGTTGGACCGCCGCAAACGACGCGACACTCCGCACGCTCTATCCGACCGCGCCCCGGGAGACGATCCTGCGCGAGCTGCCCGGTCGCACCTGGGAGGCCATCAAGTGTCGGGCGGTCCGCCTCGGCGTCTCACGCGGTGTCCCCTTCATCTCGGGCAACCACGTGGTCCCCTTCGACCCTGAAAGCCCCGTCGTGCGTAGTGACCTCCTCCACTTCCTCCGTCGCCCCCGCACCGTCGAAGCCTTGACGACCCGCTTCCGGTGCTCAGGTCAAGACCTCATCACCACCGTCGATCTCTTGCGGCAATCCGGCTACCAGATCAAGCATGAGGGCGATGTCTTCCATCGCGTCTTCGCACCCCCGCCCTCCGGCACCCGGGCCCACGCGGCCGACCTCCACCCCCTCCGAACGACCAGCGGCCGCTTCGGGGTCGTCAGCGACACGCACTTGGGTAGCCGCTTCGCCCGGCTCGACGTCCTAGAAGCCGCCTACGATCACTTCGCCGAAGTCGGTGTCAAGACCGTGTATCACGCCGGGAACATCGTCGATGGCGAATGCTCCTTCAATCGACACGACCTCCTCGTTCACGGTATCACCGACCAAGCGTTGTACGTCCTCGACAACTACCCCCAGCGTAAAGGCATTCAGACCCTCTACATCACCGCCGACGACCATGAGGGTTGGTGGCAGCAACGTGAGGGTATCGACTTCGGCCGCTACCTGACTCTCGAAGCCGAGCGCTACGGTCGTCACGACCTGAAACATATCGGCTACATGGAGGCCGACCTGAGCATCCATCTCGGCAGCCGCGGGGGCAAGATTCGCCTCATGCACCCCGGTGGCGGCACCGCCTATGCCCTCTCCTACACCACGCAGAAAATCGTGGAGTCTCTGTCGGGGGGCGAAAAGCCGAGCATGTTGATCGTCGGCCACTACCATAAGGCCCTCTACCACTACGTCCGCAACGTCCACGTCATCCAAGCCGGTACGACCTGCGACCAGACCACCTTCATGCGGAAGAAGTCCAACGAGGCTCATGTCGGCTTCTGGACGATAGACGTGCGCTGCGACACCTGCGGCGCCATCCGTTCCGTAAAGTGTGAGTTCACGGCCTTCTTCGATCGGTCCTACCACCAGCGCTCTCAACCCTAAGGAGCCATTATGCCTACATCCTACATCATATGGATTCTTGGGAATCCCTACCGCCTGCAACTCGTGCCCGGCCTCGTCGAACCCGGCGGTTCGCGCGTGGTCGACGGCCTGTACTGCGACGCGACCAAGACGATCACCGTAAACGCCGACTGCCCTCAGCGCTGGAGCGTCTTCCTCCACGAAGTGGTCCACGCCGCCGTGGCCTTAGCCGCTCTCCCGGCCGCGGGCGCCGAAGTCACCACCATCGACATCGAAACCGCCTGCTCGCTCTCCTCCTCCGCGATCTTCTCTGCCCTCAACGATCCCCGTAACGCCGTGGTAGGCGACCTACTCAACGGCACAACCCCGACAGGAGACCCGAAATGCCCGAGTTCGATCACGTCCTCGACAGTGGAAAGCGCCGAGACTTCGGCACCGGAAGTGTCCGTGATGTCCGCACCGGCAAAGGTCGCTTCGACCTCCTCCCGTGGGAAGCCATCGAACGTCTCGCCAGGCACTACGAAAACGGCGCGGTGAAGTACGGCGACCGTAATTGGGAGAAGGGTCAACCCCTCTCCACCTACCTGGACAGCGGCCTTCGTCACCTGTTCAAGTGCCTGGCCGGGCACACCGACGAGGACCACGCGGCCGCGGCCATGTGGAACGTCGCGGCCTTCATCACCACCCAGGCCCGTATCGCCTCCGGCCTCCTCCCGGCCACCCTCAACGACTTGCCGACACCCCCGACGGATCAAACCCCTCCCCCTGCTCCCCGCCCGAGGGCCGTCCCTGGCTCCGTCTACTTGTGCGGCCCGATCACGGGCGTGCACTCCGACTCCGCCTGGCGCGAGGCCGTGACCGCAGTCCTCCAAGCCGAGGGCTTCACGGTGTTCAACCCCATGGACCAGACGAGGGGGACTATCACCGACCTGGGCTACACCCACAACGGCGAGAAAGTCTCTACCGACGTCGCCCATAACGATCTGCACGCCATCGACCAGAGTGAGTGGCTCCTGATGCACTGGCCCTATCTCCCGACTCGCCAGTCCGCAGGCACCCTCACCGAGCTCGGCTATGCCTATGCTCGGGGGAAGCGAATCGTCGGGGCCATCGACCCCTCGTGTGGTCGACTCGCCGAACACCCCTTTATCACCGCCATGGCAACCCTGCTCCCCACACCACTTGAAGCGGCATACTACATCATCGGTGCCACAAAGGACTGACCCATGGAGTTTCCGTCCTACGCCTCTTGCGAACTGTGCCCTCTTCACCAGGGGTGCTCCAGTCCGGGCCTGCCCACCCGCCTCTCGGACTTCGGGGCACCCCTCCCCTCTTCTCGCGCTGTCCTTGTCGTCGGCGAAGCGCCCGGCTTCAACGAAGATTCTCAAGGCCGCTCCTGGGTCGGCGCATCGGGCCAACTCCTCCACCGTCTCCTGGCTGCAGCGTCTATCCCGGACATGGCCCACGTCTACCTGTCGAACGCCTGCCGCTGTGCACCACCTCAGAACCGCACCCCGACAGGTGGTCAAGTGAAGCGCTGCCGGGCGCATCTGGAAGCCGATCTCGCCCTGTTGCGCTCCGCCTACGCCGAGGTCGTCGTCTTGGCCTGTGGTAGTAAGGCTACGCTCGCCCTCGGCTTCCGTCGTCTGGGTGACGCCCTCCGATGTCAAGGGTGGGAGCGCCCGATCTTCGGGGTGCCGACCCGGGTCTTCGCGACCAATCACCCTGCCATCCTCCTCCCGGGTCGCAAGCCGTCCTTGATCGACGCGGTGGCCGCACACCTCTCAGTCCTCAACCGTTATCTCTCCGGCAGCGCGCCCGACCTCGGCACGGCCGTCACCCCGACAGAAGCCCCCTCTCCGCCGACGCCGTTCCCCTCCCTGCTCTGTCTCGACATCGAAACCTACGGGGCCTTGGCGGGCTTCGACCAATCGGTCTTCCACCCCGCCCAATCGGAGAAGATCGACGGCATCCCCCGGGGCGAACAGATCGTCGTCGTCGGCCTCGCATGGCAGCAACCTGACGGCACTGTCGCCTCCGGCATCTTCCGCTGGCGGGACCGCCGTCATCGCACTATCCTCGCCGATTGGCTCATAGCCCTTCAATCTGTCGGGGGGACCCTCCTGACCAAGCACGGCCTCTTCGACCTGATGTACCTTCGCTATAACGATCCGGTGTTCGCGTACCTCCTGAGCCCTCTCCGCTCCCCTGAGACCGGCTGGGCCTTGGACGACCTGGAGATCGTGAACCACCTGGACTACGAGCTACGACCCGAGAAGTCCCTGAAATCCCTCGCCGAACTATTCGGTGTCGGCACCTACGCCCGGCTCGGGGTGAACATCGGCCAAGGCGCCAAAGCCTCTGGCGACCGCGACCGTACCCTGTGGGAGTATTGTGCGACAGATTGTGTCTGCACCCTCCGTCTGTACACCCTGATGTTCCAGAGTATCGTCACCCGCTACGGCCCCAACTCGTCCAAGTGTAGCGACCTGTGCCGCTCAATCCGCAGCCGTCTCCTGTGGTCGGGCCTCTTCATGTCCGAAGCTGGCATCCACATGGACGAGGGCCGTCTCCGTACGATCCAGTCGGAACATCAAGCCCGCATGGACGCCCTCATGTCTCGAAGCCTGCAGGAGTTCGGCTTCCCTCTCGCCGGTCCCGGTTCGGAGAAGCCCGTACGCCAGGCCGTCATCGCTGCCTTGTCCCCCGAGCTACTGAACGACCCTCGTGTCGAGCTGACCGACGTCACCCGAGATATCAGCACCGGCAAGAACAACATCGCTCTCGCCCTCGAAACCCTCGCCCCGACAGACCCCCGCCGAGCGCCGATTCAAGCCCTGCGTGATTTCCGCGAGACGGCCTACGTGGTCCAGCACTACACTTCCAAGTTGCTGACCAAGCCCCGTCGTGGTCTGTCGGGGGGTTTCGCCTATCCGTCGTGGCATCTGGTCCCAAGTGGCCACACGAAGGATGCCGCGGACTCCAGCAAGGGTACTATCCAGGGGCGGATCACCTGTACCAATCCGCCAGCCCAGACCTTCCCCGAAGTGGTCGCCGGGTGCATCAACTCCCGCTTCCCGGGCGGTGTCGTACTCAGTGCCGACGAAAGCCAGATCGAACTCCGCACGGCGGGCCTTCTGTCGGGGGACCCCGTTTTCCTTGAGAACTACCTGCGAGGTCGGGACCTCCACTCGGACATGGCCCATCTGCTCTTTCCGTCAGTCTCCGAGGACCACCCCTTGTGGGCCAGCGTATTCCGTGATATAGGCAAGCGAGCGAACTTCCTTACCGTATACGGCGGCGGTGTAGCCAAGCTGGAAGAAACCATCCGCAAGTTCTTGGGTCACGCAGGGAGCGCCCGCGAGCTGACCGAACCCGGGCTTGCGGCCCGTGGCATCGCCCTCCTTCACGAGCGCCACAAGGTCTACTACGCTTGGGTGCAAGCTAATATCGAGTGGGCCGGGAAGCATGGCTACTTGGAGCTTCTGTCGGGGTGGGGCCGTACGTTCGCCGGTGGCCTACCCTCGGTTCAGGGGACCTACGCGAACGAAATCGCTAACTTCCCCACGCAGACAATCGCCGCCCAACTGGTCCTGGATGCACAGTTTGAGATACAGGAACGGTTGCTCAAGGAGAGGGCTCAGACTCGGATCATCATGAACGGGTACGACGCGCTGGTCTTCGATTGTCCGTCGGATGAAGTCGACGAAGTACGTAAATGGATCGACGGCCCCTTGACAAGACCGCGCCTCTTGGATATATTGTCAGAGGCGCTCGGGCGGACGGTCCCGTTGCAGTACACGGTGAAGGTTCTATCGGCGTGAGGGCGGAATGATCCCCGACAGATTAACCATTCAGGTGGACACGCGGGAGCAACGGCCATTACTGTTCCCTAAAACGATCAACATCGAACGACAGGGGGCTGTGAAGCGGCTAATCTTGGACACGGAACGAGTGGCTCTGGACGCAGGCGACTATCGCCTCAAGGAGGACCCGGACGCCTGCATCGTCGAGCGGAAGGGGTCGGCCCGGGAACTGGTGAAGAACCTGTTTGATCCCCGGGATTCGGCGCGACAGGCCCGAGCGCTCACACGGCTGCGAGAGGCGTGCGGATATCCTATTCTCTTGGTCGCTCTCAGCCCTGCTGATATGTTGGTAGAGACGCCTGGTGGCCCGGACCCCGGGATCGTTCTACAGCGCTTGGCGGAAACCTGTAAGCACTTCGGCTTGTCCTTGGTGGTCGCTCACGATACGACTGGGGCTGCGGCCCGACGCATCTTGGGGACCTTCGTCGCCCATCTACTCGTCGGTCATGGAGACATCGGATGACACCGGAACAGCAACCAAATGGTCTTTTCGTTGGAGGGTGGACCGTGAAAATCCTGGTCAGTATCGCCATGATTGCGGTCGGGATGTTGCTCCAACAGCTCACCTTCGGTGCGACGAAGGACGATCTGCAGGTGATACAGAAACAGGTGGATCGGCAGGAGTCCATATTGGCCTACCAGTCGACCCTGCTTGGCAAGCACAACGAGTACGTCGCCGAAAACCGGGAAGCGTACAAATCACTGGAGCGCCGCTTGGAAGCGGTCGAGACGAAACTCGATACCCTCCTAACCCGGCGCACGGCCTCAGTCAATCCCTAAGGAGAACTCTCATGTTTGAGACTTGCACCACCGTCTTGGAGACGGCCCGTGTCTCCGTCCCGTCGTCGGCCGCTACGACCCTCGGCAACATGCTGAACACCGCGAACGGGGCCGGGACCTCAGCAGTGACTAGTGTCCCCAAGAACACCCGCCGGTTGACCCTGCGGAATATCGGGTCGAATAACATTTACTTCCACAAGGGCACCGCCACGACGAACTTCCCCTACTTGGCCGCGGGTGAGTCGATCACCCTCTACATCCACCAGACCCTTATCGACCAGCTAACCTTTATCGCGGCCACGAGTGCGACCAACATGGCCGTTATCATGGAGGGCTAAACCCATGGCACAATGGGAACTCTTTCGCACCTACCCCATGGGCTACACCGCTGGAGTCTCCGCCGCGAACGCTGCCATGAAGGGTCGGATGGTTAGCACAGTTTGCGGCTCCATTGCTATTGTGGGTAGCGGCAACCCGGTCGTTCAGTGGACTCCGAACACAGAATACGTTGTTGGGGACTTTGTAGAACCGTCCGGGGGACCCTTGGAGGATTGTCTGTTCGAGGTCACAACGCCCGGAATCTCGCACACTACAACGGAGCCGACCTGGAACACCACACCCGGCGGCACAACGGTAGACAATACAGTGGTCTACACCACCCGTAACAAGGCTTACTATCGAAGTACAATCACGGTGGATAGCATGTTCGGCGGTTCCACTCTCGGCGCCGCTGCGCTATACATCCAGTTCGGTCCGGCGGCCGACATCACGATGATGAGCTACCTCAATGTAACCGTCATCCTCGGTGACGACCACGAGGATGACTACGGCACGCCTGATTCGTGGAGCGACCAAAGTTCGTCGGGGGATATGTTCTGCCTTGCTGTGGGAAGCTCCTCTCCCTATAGACAAAGTAAGCGGATCAAGGCGGTCCGTTTCGACATGATCAGACTGCCGACCGCGGGGGAAGGACCGTGGTACCAAGAAGCGAAACTGCATGCGGCCGTACTGGTCGCGGGAGCGTAAGATCATGGCATACAATCCGAGGCTGATCAAAGCACTGGTGCGGGGGCACAAGCGACTGACCGCGATGCTCGCGGCCGTACCACGAGAGGAACTGTCCAAGGAGGAGGCGGTCATCGCCGCCGAACCCGAGATGAACGGTGCGGATCTCCTAGCTGCTGCCAATCTCCGTAGCACTCGGTCGCCGGAGAATAAGTGATCCCAAACGAACCATCTGCCTACCCTTTTGGAGGAGACACACATGAAGCCTGTACTGGCCTGTCTCGTTTTCCTTGTGACCCTGCTCGTGGGCTGCACCGCAGTCCAACGAGCGGAAATGCGCTGGGGCGCGAGTGAGGAGGTCAGGCAGCAGCCTGAAATCATTGCCCTTGCCAGCGACAAGATCGAGGCTTCGGTGGCCGCTTACGCCGATCCCCCGCTCGTGGCCAAGACTGACCCCTACTTTGATCTCATCGACAAGGCCGTCCAGATCGAACGCTTGGATGACGGACCACCCCGACAGAAACCGGAATTGCCTGTGACCCCGGAGGCCGTGGCCGTCGTGAAGGCAACCCAAGAGAAAGCCGCCGTAGCCGCTGCGACGCGACCTACTGCGGGCGATATCTTGATGGCGGCCAAGAACGATGTGCAGGAGATTTCGGATGCAGGCTTTGGATTGGTAGAAGCCATCTTGAGTATCTTGACAGCGGCCGGCGTCACCGCGGCCGGGGTCTATCGGGTGAAGACGCAACGGGCCAAGGTCGTCTCCGATGCGGCACTGTCGCAGGTCGACGAGCTGGCCGACGAAGTGACCCGCTTGAACGATGCCCTGAAAGCCGTGGTCGAGGGCATCGAAGCGTGGAAGACGCATGTCAAACCGGCTGAGGTTGGGGCGCTGACCGATGAAATCCGCAAGCGCGTGCCGCCGTCGGCCGCCGAGGAAGCAATCGACGAACTCCGGGGGAAGTAGTCCCATGCCAGAGAAACGCATCCGACAGCGGGGTGGTGCCAAGAAATGGCGCACCATCCTGCTGCCAGGGGGCCAGTATCTACATGTAGCGGTGGTTCCGAAAGCGGGGCCACGAGGAGGGCACACGGTGGGCGGTCCACGACGTTCGCGCCGGAATTGAAAAAAATTGCAAAATAATTCGCCATCGTCTTGACTTCTGCCTTTTCTGGTGTATAGTACCAGTGTCGTCGAGAACAAACGAAAGGAAAACGAATGTATCGCATCGGCACTGAACACCCGCTGGCTCCGTTCACCGATCTCCTCATCGCCGAGCCCTACATTCGCGCCTCCACCATGACGGCCTTCGCTCAGTGCCCCCGCCTGTTCTTCTACCAACACCGCCTCGGCCTCTCTCTCAATATCCCTCGTGTCTCGCGTGCGATCTCCATCGGCACGTACGTCCATCTTGCGATGCAGGAAGTTTTGCAACACCCCGACAGACCGTGGTTGGAACAGCAGCAGGCGATCCTCAAAGCGGCCCAGCCCAGTCTTGACGCCCTGCAGCCTGGTTCGCTCGGGCCGAACTCGCCAGGCGGTCAAGCGGCCACCGAATCCGAACAATGTCTCGCCCTCGCCCTCGCGATGGTCGGCGAGTTTGTCCGTCTCTACCCGCCTACCAGCATGAAGCTGATCGCCTGTGAAGCCCCGTTGGCCGTACACACAACAACCCCTGAACCCGGTGGCTGGTTGGCGGGCACCCCGGATGCCATCGTAGAGAGCGATAAAGGCGAACTCTGGATCATCGACCACAAGACGACCTCCGAACCTCCCTCGGTCTCTCTGTCGGGGAGGGCTTGGGCGTATCAAACCTTCATCTACCCCACCCTCGTGACCCAAGTCTACGGGCGCGCCCCGGTGGGGTTCATCTACAACTTTCTGCAGAAGGCCTCGATCCGCTTCTGCAAGAAGGATGCCACCTTCGAGGCCTATGTGGACCGCTGCCGCGAGTGGTGGAACTGCTGCGGAGAATCACCTTTCCAGTCCTACTACGTCCGAACGGACACCGCCTCTGAGGGCTACCGCGGCTTCTTGGTCGACCTGCAAGCTACCGTTCACGCCAGTACCCAGCCGGTCAACACCGTCTCGGAGGCCTATGCGACCTTCCCCCGTCGTGCCCATCAATGTCTACACTACGGGCGCCGCTGCATCTACTACGATCTGTGTCAGGCCCACGCCGCTCGCCTGGACGAGTTGGTGAAGGCCTACTATCGACAGGACTTCCAAACCCCGACAGAAGAAGGAGACACTGGATGAACCCGACGCTGCCCAATACGATCCCTGCCGCCTATGTCGCCCTGGGGGCGACAAGCGGCTTCAATCCGAAAGCGGTCGAGCGGCTGAACTGGCTGCTCGCCAGTGAAGGTGGCCTCGGCAAGACCACGTTCGCCTCCAGCATCCCTCACAGTCTCCTCATCGACTTGGAGAATGGCTCACACTCGGTCGTCCACATGAACTCCGTGCGCGTCCCGGTCGCCCGCAACTACGAGAAGTTCGAGAAGGTTATGTCCCAGCTCGTTCAGGACAGTAAACTGGTGCAGCGCAATCCGGCCCATCTGCCATTCCAAACGGTCATCATCGACAGCGTCGACGTCTTGGCTGATACGATGGCCGCGCAAATCTGCGCCGAGAAGTCCGACCCAGGGAAGAACCGTGTCTACAACTACATCGGCGAGTACGGGTCGGGCGGAGCGGGCTGGGCGCTACTGCGGAATCGCGTGACCAGGGTCTTCTCCATCCTCGAAGAGTACGGTTACGCCTGGGTCGCCATCTGTCACAAGACTGAGAGGCTGGTCGAGACCGCGGACGGCCGTCGGGCGCCAATCGTCCAGCCGACCCTGTTCGGTTCCTGCTACGATGACCTGCAACAGAGGGCCGATCTCGAAGCGAACATCGTCGTACTGCGAACGACCGAGCACAAGACCGAAGATGTTACCCTGCCTGACGGCCGTATCATCAAGAAGCCTGCGGGGACGGTGACGACCATTTCGCATGTCTTGAAGATCACCCCGGACGAGTCCCGATGGGCCAAGCGCCGCCTGGACCTCGGAACGATCCCGGACATCGCTATCCCCCGCGACAACGGGTGGAACACTTTCGCAACGATCTACTCTCAGCGCGTGGCTGAGATTAAGAAAACCCTTGAGGTACCCAATGGAGGACGCAACTAATGGCGAACCAAGTCGATCCGGCAGTCTTTCGGCAGCTCCTGTCCGAGTACAATGAGCAGTTCATGATGGAGGGCACCCGTGGGTGGAAGCCCGACAAGGGCCAGTACATGTGCGTCCTCCGTGAGGTCCGTCGGGCCGTCTTTGCCGACAAGGCCACAAACCAGCGGGTCATGGCGATCACCCCAATCGTCGAGATCGTCGACGGTCCGCTGGCCGGGAAGGCCTTCGAGATCAACATGTTCACCCCCAAGAACTTCAGTTTCTTCGGCCCCTTCGTCAAGGTCGTAGGCGGGCGGGACTTCACCAGCCTGATGGATGCCTGCGACATGCTCGATGCAGCCGTCGCCGACAAGCGACTCCTGCTGGTCGAAGTGACGGAGACCGCCTCGAAGAAGAACCCGGGGCAGCTCTACAAGAACGCCGACGTGCTGCAGGTGCTCAACGTCGCCCCAGCGAAGTGACCCCGACAGATGGGAGGGGGAATTGGGTTCGCCCGTTCCCCTTCCCTGATTCTTCTATGGGAGGTGCGCCATGGTCCCGAACGCAGATGAAACACAGCGACTACTCGACAACGGCTGGTCGATCGTGCTCACTCGCAACTACGAGGGCCAATACGTCGCATGGTACGTTCGCAACGGTGAGGACGTCAAGGCTGCTCTACTGCAGGGCACACGCTTCGCCGTCGACACCACCCCCACCCAAGCGCTCCACCGTCTCGCGGAGCTCCACCTGGGGCATCGCCTGGCCGAGGACGTCTGGGATTCACAAGGAGACCCACTATGATAACTCGCAAGGGGTTCAAGTTAATCGCCGCGGCCCTGTACTCTGCCCGCTTCACCATGCGCCGGCCCGATCATACCGACGTCTGCCTGCGCATCGCGAACGCTCTGTCGGGGTCAAACCCTCGTTTCGATCGTAGTCGGTTCCTTGCCGCCTGCGGCTGCGACGGCTATCACGAGTAGAGGCCCCATGAAAACGTAGCAACTCCTGCGGGCCGATAGCGGCCTGCTGTTGCTGATCGTAGGCGGCGTGGTTGGCTAATCTGTTGGTTGTGTGCGTTGAAGTATCCGAATGCCCATTGGTGGCTTTTCTTTTCCAGGTCCCATTGAAGGAGGATGTATCATGAAGCGGTTCAGTGAGTGGACGATCGAGGAGTTGATGGAGGCGACAGACGAGCAGGTGGAAACGCTCATCGCTCTGGAGCTGGCGGAACAGGGTGTCGAGATGGTCCCACCCCCTACGCCTCTACCAAAGATGGAAGATGTCGGTATCGTGCCCGCGATCGAAGGATACGGTGTCGGTAGTCTCATCTTCGCCAAGCTGGAAGACGCACAGGCGGCAGCAGCCGCGGAGCGCTTTGAGGAGGTGTACGAGTATAACGGGGCGGGGTACGACTACAAGTGGTTGAAGGCCGACCGCAACCGCCAAGTGGAACCCAGACGCTACTACCGACAGGAGGACGTGCAGCGCGTGTCGGCGCTGCTGGTAAAGCAGAACGCTCTCCGCGCCCAATTCGAGAAAGAGGACGCAGCGTACCAGAAGTGTGTCGCGGCCACTTCCAATATTCGGTCGGCGGTGTGGGACGCTGTGATGAACGCCCGGCGACTCAGGGACCGGGTGAAGTGGGCCGAGGGTCTCTGGGCCGAGCATGTCCGCTTGGCCGAAGGCGATCTCGCCGTGGCCCGCCGGTTCTTCACCGCGGCCTTGAAGAATGAGCCCACTCTGTGCCGTATCGTCCTCGCCAGGGTCGACACGGCGTCTGCACCCGCTACCCAAGCCACCCCGACAGATGAGCAGCCGTACCCAGAGGGTGTATCCAACGGGGTCGATTGTTGACTTCCTTCGCCCGTGCGATACACTGACCGCTGAGCGAGTGACCAGGAGACCGGAAATGCGTGAACAACCGCCAAACATTCTATGCCTGATCGGATCAGTCTGCTTTGCAGTTGCCATGGTCATCAACCTATTGCGGTGCTGGCGATAGACCTCGTAGCCACACGAAGCCTGTGGCGGGGAGAAATCATGACGAACGAAACCAAGCCTTCATCCAAGTTGCGACCCCCACTCTCGTGGTATGGTGGGAAGTTTTACCTGGCCCCGCAGATCGTGGCCCAGCTTCCACCCCATCGCATCTACGTCGAGCCCTATGGCGGCGCGGCCTCAGTCCTCCTGAACAAACCGCCGTCACCGGTCGAAGTCTACAACGATCTGAACCACGGCCTGTACGCCCTGTTCCGGACGTTGCGCGAGAACCCACAAGACCTCGTGCAGCGGTTGACGGTGACACCATACGACGAGTCGACGTTCGCCGAAGCGCTCGCCCTTCTCGACGATCCGCAAGTCTCCCTCCTCGTCCGCGGCTGGGCCTTCTATGTCGCCAGCCGGATGTCCGTCGCCAGCGGTCAATCAGGCTACAGCTACTCTGTCCACCAATCCCGTCGAGGCATGGCCCAGTGCGTCAGCGGTTGGCTCTCCTCGATCGACGACAACCTGCCGCGAGTGATCGAACGTCTTCGCGAGGTCCAAGTTATGTGCCGCCCCGCCATGGAGTTGATCGACCGCTTCGATTCCCAGGACACCCTCTTCTACCTGGACCCCCCGTACCTGCCAGACACGCGCGTTGCCCACGATCAGTACACCCACGAAATGACGCGCGAGCAGCACTTCGAGCTCTCCTGCCGCTTGAGCCGTCTGCAAGGCAAAGCGGTTCTGTCGGGGTACGATTGTCCTGACTACGCCCGTTGGTACGAGAAATGGCGGCGCGTGGATATCGACGTCACTTGTGCCGCTTCGGTCGCGGGGCTGAAACCCCGTCGTGTCGAATCCCTCTGGTTCAATTTCTAGGAGTAGACCTGTGTCTCCATTGCTCACTCCGTTTCCTTGGTTCGGCGGCAAGAGTCGTGTCGCAGCGACCGTATGGTCCCGTTTCGGCGACGTCCACCACTACATCGAGCCCTTCGCTGGCTCGTTGGCCGTCCTGTTCGGACGCCCGCATGTCGCCCGCCACGAGACGGTGAACGACCTCGATTGCTTCCTGGCGAACTTCTGGCGTGGTATCGCCCTCGATCCGGTCGCCGTCGCCCACTACGCCTCGTGGCCTCAGAACGAAGCCGACCTGCACGCGCGTCACCTGTATATCGGCGCTCAGACCGACTTCCGCGAACGTATGCACACCGACCCTCTCTTCTTCGACCCCAAGATCGCAGGTTGGTGGCTCTACGGTATCTCCATCTGGATCGGCGATGGGTGGTGCCAAGCCTTCAAGTCCAGGCGGCGCATCCAACTCACTAGCCCCCAAGGCGTGAATCGTTTCACCCTCATCCCTGGTACCACGCTCCCCTTCGACGCCACCTGCGACGAACGCACCGCGGAGATCATCCGGTATGCCCTACTCATCGCCGATCGCCTACGCAACACGCGAGTCTGCTGTGGCGACTGGGGCCGCGTGGTCACTCCAGCCATCATGAATAGCCGAACCCCGACAGGTGTCTTCCTTGACCCGCCATACGGAACGCCCGAGGTGGCTTCCGACTTGTACACACACCACAACAGATCGGTGGCCGCGGAGTGTGCGGCCTGGGCAATCGCCAACGGCGACAACCCCAACTATCGCATCGCCGTGTGCGGCTACGAAGGCGAACATGAGTTCCCCGACACCTGGGAGTGTGTCCCATGGAAAACGTGCGGGGGTCTTGGCGGGCTGAAGGGCCCGGGGCAGAACGAGAACCGCTTCAAGGAGCGCATATGGTTCTCGCCGCACTGCAACAAACCACAAGGAGAATCAACATGAGAACGGTCATTCGTGTTACCCCGTTGAAGATCGGCGACGGCTACTACGGGTCGCAGGTGCGCACCCCGGCCGCCCTTGAGCTTCCGGCTAATCTGTCGGGGAGTGCTCGTTTGAGCCAGTACCTTGGGGAGACCAACAAATCATGGCTACTTACGATTCTACCAGCAACCTCGGATGTGGACATGCATCGGTTGGAGCAGCAGTTGAGGAGGATCAAGTGGTTGGCGCAAGTGAGTTGTCGCCCGACCAAGGTCGAACCGCGCAAGGGGAATCGCGGGATGACCTTCTACATCCCAAAGCGCCATGCGCAGGGGATGTTCGCCGGTCAGAGAAGTGCCGAGGTCACGGAGTCGTCAGGAATCTATTTGCTCCTCTGGCCGAAGTAGAGCATCTGTTGGAGGGTCACTTGGCTCGGCTGCGGTCAGAGCCTTGCCCCTGCGGCAGCGGCCTCTCACGCTTTGACTGCTGTGGGCAGCGCGAGGTCTCTACAGAACGAGCCTTCTACCAGCGCGACCTCGCCAATCGGCTGGGGCGAGCGTTACCTGCCCCCCTCGTCCGAGCGCTGGAGGACGAACTGAGGTTGCACTTGTTCCACACGGTATGGGACCGCAACGGGCATCTGCTACCCGAGGAGCGACTGATACGGGCCGTGTCCGCATCGAGTCAGCGGATCAAGAACCCGCAAGCGCTCTGGCGCTGGGCCATCTGGGCGTTAGACAACGGAGTTCTGCCAGCCACCTTCGCCAAGCGATTGGCGCCCTACTTGAAGGAGCATCGGGATGGACCGCTCACAATTGAAAACGATAACACGACATGCGATGGAGAAGGTCAAAGCGATCAAGGCTCTGACGACCGATGAGGAAGCCAAGGCCTATCTGGAAATGATCTTCCTTCACGGAGCGGAAACGCGCACCCCTAATGGGCTGGCGCTACGGTTTGTGGATGAGGTCATCGGGATCGCTCCCGTCAACACCAAAGGGTTCGCCATCGTGACCTTCTATCCGCTCCTGCTCAAGTCGTCCCGAAGGGCCCATCGGCAAGAAATGGGGATTGAAATGCGCCCGGGGATCGGAAACGCCTATCGTCGTTACCGAAGGGGTTCAGCCCCCCGATGGTCGCGTAACCGGAAGCGCCGTAAGAGTCAGTGGTCTGACCCGTCTGACCCGTCTGACTGACCATCCCCAACAGAACGTCTGGAGCTTGCCACGCGCCAGTGGTGATCGTCGACCCGAGCGTGGCCTGCAGTGCCTCCTCGAAGAACGGTTGGTACTCGCGTGGCAAGCCTCGACGTACCCGTTCGACTCGCGCCAGATTCCGGCGATTCTCCACCGCCAGCAGGTCCGTCCGCTTCACTTGCAGCGGCCCCAGTTCCGGGTAGCGCTTCCGAAACGCCGCCTGCACCGCCTCGGCTTCGCCCATGTCATTCTTCGCCAACGCCTCGATGTACTGCAGCCGATAGTTGCGGATTTGATCGCGCTGCTTCACCAACCACAGCGTCAGCTCTTGCTCCTTCTTGATATCCATGGGGTTGAGACCCATCGCCCGCATGATGAGCTGCATCGGGGTGAAGGCACCGATGCGCGCCCCCCGCTCGTTGTAGATGGGAATGCGTCCGTTCTCGTCAGCCTCCTCGTACCCTGCCGCCATGACCCGGGCCTCGTTCACGCCACGGATGATACGGCGAGCGGCTAGCCCGCCAGGGACCAGCATGGAAGCGGTCACACCCAACCGCGACATGTCCCCTTGGTCGAGCGCTTGCACCAAACTCAAGCCGACATTGACGATTGGTGGCACCAGCGGCCACGGGTAGCCCGGTGTGTTGGGGAACGAGGGCATCGGCAACGCCCCGAACGATAGACCTTCTTCGACATCCACCCCGAGCACACCCTTCACCGTATGGCCAATCGCGATGCTGGTCATCGCCGCCCGACCCAGCGTCCCCAGACCGCCGCCCATCGTCTGCGGCAGCCGCAAGAACTGCAGGTAGTGCATCGGGAAGTGGGTGAACTGTCGAAGCGGGGCGGGCCAACTGGCCGTCAAGGGCACCGCACCCAACGGGCCAGCCGGGAACTGCGTACGCTGCGTCACCGTCCAGCCCGCATCCATCGCCTCTTGTGCCAGCATCCGCTGCGACTCGGCGGGCGAGAGCCCCTTCGCCGCCCGTAGCCCCTGCGCACCCGAAGCCATCACCGTATCGTGAGCTGCATAGAACGCCACCAGCCGGTTGAAACGTTCGGTCGTGGAAAAGAGTTTCAGCGACGCACTCTTGATCGCCTGCGTCGTCCGTCCGACCGCCCCGGTGGGAATCTGCACCGGGGCCGCAGCGATTTCGATATCGCCGCCCGCGGGGCCGATCGCCCGACTCACCAGGGCGGGCTCCAGACGCGCGGCCTCGAACTCAGGGAACGCTTGGGTCATCGCTTCGGGATCCGACAGCTTGGCCTCCCGGGCCGGTAGGTACTTCGAGTAGAAGCGAGAGAGCACCCCCGACAGACCACGGAAGTAGGCCTCCGGCCCCAGCATCGGAAGAACCGTGATTGCCGACTGCAGCATATTCTTCAAGGCCGGGCTGGGATTGAACCCCAGCGTCGACACGTAGAAGTAGGAGGCGATCTTGCTCGGGATGCTCGACGCCGGAAGCGCCCGGGCCTCCTCCATCTTGGTGACCATCCACTTGCGGATCGACTCGGGCAACCACTTCTTCGCCCAATCGCTGTTCAACCCATTCAGCATCTTCAGCTCGTACTCGCCGATCATGATCGACTGCATGTTCTGCGCAAGCGTCTGTCGCCCTCGCAGCAGCTCAATGTAGGTGTCCGCGAGAAACTGTCGGGGGAGCGGGGCCAACTCGCGCGACGCCTCCTCCAGCTCCTCCCCTCGACCCTTCAACAACCACGAGATTTCCGCTGCTGTATCACTCACGTAGCGAGACAGGATATTCATGTCGAGTGAGTATTCCATGACCATGTTGTGTGGCGCGGTGATCCGAGCAATCAGGTCCTCCAGCGCCGTTCGATCGCCCGACTGGATCGCAGCATCCATCCGCTGGGCCAGCTCGTAGGCCGCAGTCCGGGTGTACCCATGGTGCTTCAACTCGATCGCCACCTGCTTCGTGAAACGCGAGCCGAACGGCTCCCTCTTCTCCGCATACGCATGCAGCCGCCGGGCCAGAGCGGCCTGTTTCTTGTCGATTGCGGCGGTCAGGGTGCCCCAGGCTTCGGGGTCGATGTACTCGGACAGGTAGCGCTGCAGGAACGCTCGATCCGGCACCAGTGTCAGCCCCCGGCGCCGGGGCAACAGGTGCGGCGACGCATTCTGGTACGGAAGCTGCTGCAATGCCTGCCGCAAGTGCTGCCGTCGCGACTTGATCTGCGCCGCGGTCAGCCCCGGGTACTTCACCCGCATCGCTTCCTCGTCAGCCATCACACGGGCCTCGGCCAACATCTGTTCGATCTGAGCACCCTTCGGCATGACGTAGTGTGGCCAGTAGCGCTTCACCGCCACACCCGCGACTGGGTTACGTTCCCACTCCTGCGGGACATAACCGCGATGTACGACACCGCGCACCCAGCGGTTCCACGCACTGATACCTTCGTCGTGGGACTTGCCCCGGACCGCCCCGGTCTGCTGCTTCCACATGTCCTCCAAGATATCGTTCCGCACCCCATCATACAGCGCCTGTTCCGCCGGGTCCAGGGTGATCTTCTTCAACAGCGGTTTCGCCAGGGGCACCTTCGCCTGAGCCATGTGGATCGCCAACGACCCCTCCATCGAATCCAAGCCGTCAGCCTTCGCCACCACTTTCGCCCAATCGGCCGTGGTGATAGGCCGCTTCTTAGCCGCCTCGAAGTCTGCGATCAGCCTGCCCAACTTCTCCGCTTGCTCAGTCTTCACCCCGATCACGTCCAGAACATGTTCCTTCATCACCGGCCACACCTTGGTGCCGTGGAAGATACGCTCCGCCGAACTGATGTACGCCGACAACCCCGACAGACCACGCGCCCCGGGGACCACCTTGTTCGCCCACTCCACGATCTTTGACGGGTGCATCGCCGGAAAGTGTGTCGACAGCAGCAGCCCGATCAAGAACAGGGGATTGGTCGTGATGTCCAGGAACGTCTTGAGAATCGGGTTCTCCGCTCCTGCTTTCCCACCCATCCGCTGCGAGATCGTCTCCAACTCTGTCGGGGTCAACGTATCCGGTGCAACCATGGACCGCCCGATCGCCCCCCAGCGCTGGGCCAGCAAGTTCGACAGGGCCAGCGAGGGCCGGTCGTAGGTGGACAAGGGAAACGGCAAGCCACCCAGCATCGTGTTCTGAATGTCATCCAACATCTGTGTCGCCCTTTCGGTCAGCCAGCAACCCCGACAGAAGCCCGAAAGCGATCGCCGCTATCGCGGCCGGGCCACCACGTTTCAAGATTTCGTACAACTGTCGGGGGGTGTGTCGTAGTAGTTTCAGCTTGGCCCCCTTGGTGGAGACATCGCTCAGGATTTGGTACTCTTGATTCTGGATGTCGCCTCGCCTGGCGACATGAGTCCCGGGTGGCACCTGTTGCGGGCTGAGGATGAATACGCCAGGGACGGGTGTCACCCCTTGAAAGTCCGCAGAGTGTGTCAACAGATTGGGGTCGACCATACCCGCAGGCGGGTGGAGGGGAGACTGGAACAGTGCCGTCTGGCGGTCTCTGGTGTAGGCCTTGACATTGGCCCCACGATCCGCTCGTCGGCCCATAGAGATGCCGAACATGAAATCCAACAGGGAACGCCCGGCCTCGGACTGAGCGAACTTCTCGGGGTCGGCTTTCGCCTCAGCCAAGACGGCTTCCAATCGGAACGGGGACCGGCGTCCAGTTTCCCCTTGCCGGTCGTTGGTGTGGTACCTTTGGGCCAGGTACTCCAAGTTTGTGCGGTGACTGGTCTTGCGACCCTCTTCAATCTTTTCGAGCCAGGCTTTGAGGGCCGCACGGTCGCGGATGATCGACGCGCGCGCGGCCGGGTTCTGGATGTCTTCGCTAAAGTAGGACCAGATGGCCCGGGCTGGGTCCGTCTCGTTGACTTGACGGATGTAGCGGTCGATGTAGTTCACCAAGTTCACGGCCAGTGGCCAGGAAGGTGTGGCTGAAACAGCATTCGTTCGCCCGCCGAGGCCTTGGAACCGGCCCTCTGGTTGGCGGAGGATAGCCCCGGTCTTGATGATCGACGGGACATGGACGGTCCCGTGGTAGAGGGGAAAGTCGAGGCCCCACGGCTGTTCGGAAGGGGTACCCTGCAACGGGGATTGACCGAGACCGCGGCCGTCGGGAGGTATCCCTACCGCCAGCTCGATGAGGTTGTGGGCCAGGACCTTGAAGAACTCGTTTTGAGGCAGGTTCGCCATGTCGTTCTAGCTCCATCGAGTGGGGCGTTTGAGGAAGGCCCGACGGGCCGATTCTGCCATCGCTTTCTGTCGCACCTACTCAGGCATCTTGAACATCTTCGGCGTGTGCCACTCGAATGCGGGGTAGGTGGCGTCGAGGAACTGGAGCGCCGACTTCACGCTTGGCAGCATGGCGCGCGGTCTAGCCAGGCGCGGTGCTGGGGATGGACGGCGGGCTGACATCAGGCACCCCTATACACGTTATCGAGGTTTTGCATGGAACGCAGCGCCTGGAATGGGCTGCTGCCAGTGAATGCGTTGGTCGCGACCGTCTGCGACAAGGCGGCGGTGAACGGATCTTGGACTGGGCCTTGGGCGAAACCCGGAGGCTCCATGTTTTGAGCGTCCATAGGCCACCCCGACAGATTATCTTGGGGTTGCTCGCCTCGGCCGAGGACCGAGGAGATGGCGCCACCGATCAGAGGGGAGAGGAGCTCCCACAAGACGATCGACATGATGGTGCCGCCCAGGTGCCCCGACAGAAAGGAGCGGAACTTGCCGGGCTGTGGAATGGGGGCCTTAGCCATTCATCCCTCCCGCTCCGCCGATCAGGACTTCGGAAGGTGTCAGCCCGATTCCTTGTCCTTCGAGGAGCTTCTTCGCGAGGACCATCTGGAGCATCTGGTTCTGCTGCGCCTGCTGCTGTATAAGCTGGGGCATCGCCAGCGCTTGCGGCGACATCATCCCGGCGCGCTCAATCTCGGCCGCGTTGCGGACTGTTTGGGCAGCCTGCGACTGCTGCAGCAGGCGATAGAGCATGTATCCGGCGATCGCCCACGGCCCCCACTTCTTCGCCTTGGCAAGAAATCCGGCGGGTGGTTCCGTGGCCTTCGCCCCGGCCGATTGCCGGGACGGTTTCTTGGGGGTGCCGCTGCCCCTCGAGGATGAGGTGCTGTCCGGCGGGATGGCTGGAGGAGGCTGGTCGAACGGCAGCTCCTGTTGTTCGCCTGTCAACGGCTTGGCCCTGGGCGGTGGTGGAATCGGGGTTCCGCCCGCGAACGGGAAAGCCATCTGGCCCGCTGCGGGCGGGGTCGTAGCCGGGGCGCCGGGCGCACCATGACCGCCTCGTAGAGCACCCGCCATCGCAGCGGCCAGTTTTCGCGCGACCATGGAACGAGCGTCGTACCCTGCGGGGAAATGCTTGCGAGACTTGCTCGGTTTCTTGCGGCCGAGAGTGCGGGCATCGTAGTCGGCCCCCATTTTCTTCCGGACCAGGGGCGGCGATTTGGCATCGGGAACCGCTTGCTGGGCCGCCCGCAGCTCGGCCTCCGCGGCTTCCTTGGTGATACCGAACTTCGCGACCAGATCAGCTACGGTTACAGGTTTCTTCATCGCTCGATTCTGCATCGCCCAGGCCCGCGCCCGATCGGCAGCGGAGACACCCTCTGCCTCGGCCGCGGGAGCGACCGCTTGCTGGATCGCCCGCGCGGCGACGTTCGCCAACGGTGCCCGTGCCTTGGGCCGGACCCCGGACGGCGGTGTCTGAGTCGATGGTGTGGTCGATGTCGCGGCTGGCGGGGCCTTCACGGCCTTCTCTTTCGTGCGGGTCCGTTTGGGCTTCCCGCCCGACCGAGGAGAATCTGTCGGGGTATCCCGGAAGCGGGCGGGAACCGCGTCTTGGAACGTCGCTTGGGCCGCGAGTGTGTCGGCGCGAGTCAGTGTGCGGGCTCTCTTCGCATCGGCCAACACGGCTGTGAACAGGTCCGCGATATCGGTGACGGCACCCTGTGAGTCGGCCTCCGCGATCGCGCGTTGCAATAACGAGACAGCGGCGGAATGGGCATTCGTCGCCATGAACTCTTGGACCAACTTCGACAGAGCCGAAATCGGCATCATGGGTTAGCCTCCTTTGCCGAAAAGATTCACGAGTGGTGCATGGAGGGTGGCGCTACGTGCCATGGATGCCTCGTGGAGGCGCTGGCCCAAAGCCTCCGACCCACGCTGCAGGGCCATCGTGTCGAGTTGCTGTTTGGCCCGCGCCCAGTCTTCGAGGGCCTGGGTGCGGTTCAGCTTGCCTTGCTTGTCGATCTGTTCCCACAAGTGTTTCTGGAGGGCCAACTGCCCTTCGGATGCAATCGCCAGGGCCTCCTTATAGGAGTCAGCTTTCAGCCGGGCCAGCTCGGCCGCAATCTTGGCCTCCGAACCCTTGCCACGACCAGCCAACTCCCGGGCGCCGAGGATGGCAGAAATCACCCACGGTGCATATCTGGTGATGGCCGGGAGGAGTGCCGCTAATGGAATCGCCATGAGGATGCTCCTTATGGAATATTGAGGCCGAGGATGCGCAGGGTATGCTTCACGTTCGCCTGAGCCTGGGGATCATCCCCTGCGGCCATCGTCAACAGTGCCCCATAGGCTTCGTTCACTTCCTTCGAGGGTGTATACGTCGGAGCCGTCGGCGCGGTGCCGGAGGGTGCTTGCACGCCACGTTGACGCAGGTAGGCGTCCAGGTACTCGTCCGCATCCCGCCACGCTCGTCCCTTGGGTGGGGGCAGCTCGTAGAAGATGCCCCCCGGCCCCAACTGCTGTTTCACGCGTTCCAACTCGTCGCGCAGTATCACCTTCCACGCCTCGGCCATGGCCCCGGACGAGGACCTGGTACTAAGACCGCTGGGGTGGCCACTGGCGGCCACGCTTGGTCCAGTCACCGGAAGCAGGAAGGGATTCGTCATGGTGGCGATGCCCACCATCTTCTGGACGGTCTCCCAGGTCGTATCGCCCATGTCGTCCAGGGCGTACAGGACCTTAGAGAGGGCCTTGCCGTACTTGGTAATCTCATCCGCCGTGATCGTCGAGGAGCCCACCCCCTTGGCCCGCAGCAGTAGTTCATCGTGAATACGCCGGGCTTCGTCACGGGAGAGGCCTGTCTCCACCAAGGATGACAGGAGACTAGGGATGTTCTCCGCCTTCGCCTCCAACGCGTGCTTGACCGCGGTCTCGCGGAACCCAGTGCGGGTCGCCTCTACTTCGGCCTGGCCCTCCTCCGGCATCAAGGGTGTGTATCCGATCGCGGCCCCAAGGTCGCGGCGCAGATTCTCACTGGCCTTTTTGCGCAGGGTGTCGTACTCGTCCTGTTTCGCCTTGCGGGCGGCCTTCTCCTCCTCGTACTGCTTCATCCGCAAATCATACTCGGCCCGGTCTCGGATGCTCACCTCCATGATCCGCTTCGCGAGAATTGACTGTGCTGCATCGAACGCCCGAGCCCGGTTTTGCTCCTGGAGGTAGAGGCCCCAGGCTTCCTTCGCCCGTACATGATCCTCGGCGCGGACGGCCGCCTCGTACGCCTGTCGGGCATTCTGGAGCCGTTCGGCGATCTGCCCCTGTAGCGTGACGAGGTTCTCCTGGGCCTCCTTGTTCAACTTCCCCAAGGACATCTGTGTGGCATTGGCCTCGGTCGCCATCCGTTCCTGCGCTGCGAGTTGAGCCGTGTTGATCCTCTCCTGCGTACCTAGTTGGGCACCCTGCATCTTCTCCTGGGCCGACAGGGCACCGCTTTGGAGCTGCTGCTCGTGCCGCTGTTGCAACAGCGCCGCTCGCTCCCCGCTCCGCATCTGGCGGTCGCGGAAGGCCAGTTCCTTCTCGAACATCTTCTCCTGACTGCGGGCCAGGGCCAGGGCCGCGGAGGCTTGCGCTGCGGCCTGCGATTGCTCTCGGCGCCTGGAGAGGAGCTGGTCAAACTGGTCGGGGCCAGCATTCCCCAACAGATGCGCATTCGATTCGATAGGCATAGGTGGGCTCCTCTATACAAGGCCCTACTCAGATGGCGGGCGCAGCATACGCACTGTACGGACTCTGGTACCGATCGCTCGCAAATGGATCGAGTTGTGGAGCGAGCGTGTCGAACAGGCTCAGACCGGGATCGTCGCGTCGCGGTAATCCAAGAATCGCACCAGCCCCCCTGTTCGTCACACCACCGGCCGTAACCCCCATCTTGACACCAGACAAAGCGGAATTCGCCTGCGCCGTGGCGAGGGCATTCCGATAGTTCTGCCCATAGTTGGCATGGAGGCCGCGCGGATACGAGGCACCCCCGACAGTTTGGGCGACGACCGGCTGCATGAGCGACGTCGGCCCGAGGTTACCGGACGATGAAGTGTGCGAGCTGGAACCACCCCACGGGGCGCGTTCGGGTTCGGTCAGGGTGTCCGTGAGTGCGGCCAGGTCGCCCACCAACGGAGCGAGTGGCAGGAAGTAGTCGGGCATCGAGCGCAGGAGGGACGATAGCGATTCGGCGCCGGCCACTTCCAACTGGTCGGCCACGTTCTGCATCATCAGGAAGCGCTGCTCGTTCTCGGCCTCCTGGGCGACACGGAACTGGGACATCGTATCGAGCAGCTGGTCGGCCACCTGTTGCCGTTCGATTCCCGCCGTCGCTCCGGCCAGGGCAAGTTTGCCCCCCTCCAACTTGGCCTGGACTGTCAACTGGTCTTGGAGGCCGCGCATACTGTTGATGGCTTCATTCGTCGCGACATTGAGTTTGGCCTTGGTATCGTTCCACGCCACGGCGATTTGTGCAGCGAGCGACCCAAGGCGCCCCTTGCGGTCCGAGTCATAGGCCCGCAGCGCGGCGGTCGGATCACGACCGGCTTCCTGCTCGGTGCGGATGATGTTCTCGCGTTCGCGTCGGACAATCTCCGGCCCCATGATCGCTTCCCGCTGCGACTGGATCGCGGCCGCGGTCGTATCCTTGTACCTCGCCAACAGGTCCTCCCCGCGCTGGGTGACATCTTGCAGGGCCTCCGCGCGCTGCTGCTGAGCCAAGGCAAAGGCCTCGTCGCCGTACCGCTGCGCCAGGGGTCCCAGGTTTCCGGCCGCTTGCCGCGTCTCATTGGTCCTGGCTTCGGCACCAGCGGCTTGATTCGCGAGAACACTGCGAACGTAGTCGCGACTCTCCAGCGCTCGCCCGCGGGCACCTTCCACAGCACCGCCATACGTGGACTCCACCAGCCCAGCGGCCGCGGTTTGTCGCTCGGACTGCCGCTGCTGCAAGGCCTGAAGATTCTGGTAGTCGTTCACCTTGGCCGCAAACACGTCATTCAGCGTCGCACCGCCCGAAGTTCGACGGATCAAGGCTTCGCCTGGTGCGAGTGAGACACGGGTGGGGGTGGACGTGCCGGTTCCCACGAGACGACCGGGACGGTTGGCGGTTCCGGTCGTATACCAACGGGACTCTGGCAGGGTCAGGCCGGTCGGGGGAGCGGACAGACTGACAGAGGCATTGGCAGACGAGAGTGCCGTTCGAGCGGGATCGAGTGTTGCCATAAGGGCGCTCCTAATCGGTCGCTTTGTTGCTTACAGTGATTGTAGCCTCGGCTTTGAAGCTTGTCAACTCATAGTTGACATTTGCTGCACGGATTTCTATGCAGGGCTCGACGACACGACCATCGGCGGAGACGTACACGGAGAGGTTGCCGTCGTCCAGTGGCGCCGAAGCCAAACCGACCAGGGTCGAACTGGCGTTCCGGTACACCCCGAAGGTAGCGATCGCGGAGTCGTTGTCGGTGTACCCGGTGCCGTTCCACAGGATCGCACTGAGGCCCTTGACAATCACCCGCTCGAAGTCCACCTGCTCCTGCAGTAGGCTCATCAACGGCTTGAACCGTACGCGCAGGATGACAGGGCTGATGACGAAGGGGTCGCCTGCGGCCACGGTCACGGCTGACGCGAAGGATACCGCGTGGGTGGTATAGCCTGTGATCTTCCGCCGCACCCACCCACTCGCGGTGTAGACGTGAACGTAACACCCAACCACTTGGGCGGTGAAGGTACGGGTCGAATCGGTCAAGGTTGTCAGGGTCCCACCTTCGTCACACGCGCCCCACACATCGGTCGCCAGGGGTGTCACCGTCAGACCGTTCATGGTGCGGCTACCGGTCCCGTCCTTATCGGGCGTCAGAATCACCCCGGTCGAGGTCAGGAAGTAGGCCCGAGAGGCACCCCCGACAGTTGGGGAGGGGCCTGAGGTCACCCCTACGAAGGCACAATCTTCGAGGAGGGTTGCCAGCTTGGTGACATGCCACACGACAATAGCGGTTTCGGTCGCTGTATTGACGAAGAAGGAAGCATCCATCGCCGAGTCGTAGGCTGATTCGACGTAGGCGAGGGTGCTTTTCCAGTCGTCCAGGATGATGCGGTCCACACTGCCGACCAGCTGCAGATCGCCGGTCGAGCCGTTGATGATTCCGAGGCCGCTGGGAGTCATCACCGCGACGTCTTGACCTACTGCATGAGCGGCGCGGGGGGAGGTCAGGCTGCGGCCGTAGTGCATCCGGGCCAGGGCGACGCGGGTGCCAACACGCTGCAGACGCCACACACTGCAAGCGGTGAAGGCGTACAGGATGTCGCCTGCTTCGACGAAGGCCTGCACCTGGCCATCTGTCGGGGAACCACTGGATGTATTGCGGGTCGGGAAGTTCTCCGGGTCAGTACGGTAAAGATTGGCCCAACGGAGACGGCCTCGTCCACCATCGGTCGTCGCGGCGTCGGCCATGAAGGTGGTGCCTTGGTAGAAGCCGATCGCCCCGGAGGTCGGGGGTGTACCGGCTGCATCGCCCTCCGGGTCGTAGTAGTCCTGTTGGACGAGGGCGGTGTCCGACATGGTGCCAACGTAGCCCACGACGGTCGCGCCCCAGCGCGCCCCGGGGCGGCTGACGGTCGTCTCCCAATAGAGGATGCCGCAATCGTAGAGGGCTCCGGCGACTTCGACGCTAATCGTCCGGTAGATCGCGCAGCGGTCGAAGGCGTCGGCACCTGTCGGGGTGGTAATCGTCACTTCCAAACGTGAGGAGGCAGTGGTCGTGGTCGTCGAGGCTCGGGCGCTCATGCCGCTGTAGACAGGGCGGGTGGAGTCGTAGAAGCGATAGGCGACATCGTAGGAACCGATCGGGAGCTGATAGGAGCCGGTGTCTTCGACGAGGGCCGGGGCGTCGGCGGTCTCCCAAATGGGACCCATCGTGGCTTTGGTCAGGGCGGAAGCGCTCGTGTCCCAGTAGACGACGACAGGGGCAGAGCCTTCCACAGCGACGTACAGCCAGCGGCCGTTGGAGGCGCAGGAGATAGAGGCGGTGGAGGAGACACCGCTGGCGATTTCGTAGTAGCCCCAGGTCGAGGTCTGATCGTCGTAGTAGATGAAGAGGAGTTTGACGGCCGAGGAGATCGTGCAGCGAACGATGAAGCCGCGGCAGTAGTAGACCGTGGTGCCTTTCTGCAGGAGAGCGTAGCGGAAAGCGGTGAAGTCCGAAGCCCCCGACAGACCGGGTATGGTGAGGATGTCTTTGACTTGCAGGTTGCCAGGGTAGGGACGGATGCTGCCGACGTAGCGACCATCAGCGCCGATCACGCGGGAGTGGTAGCCCGACGCGATCCTCCAGGCTGGTTTCCCCGCATCCATGTAGGGTCCGGAGATTGGATAAGGGTGAGTAATAATGGAGGTCGTCATATGTCCTCCTAGACGCCGAGGTTGGTGAGGGTGACGGCGACTGCGGATACATGCCCGCCCCAGTCGTAGTAGACCTTGACATTCGCCTGCAGCCTCTCTCCGTGGACCATTACCACAGAGTTCGAAGTGCCCTCCTCGTACTCGGTATACGAAGCCGTGCCTTTTCCGGCGTGGATGAGTGCGCCATGCGAGGGGTCGAACATCAAGAGGCCGTCCTCGGGGTCGAGCAAGTCGACATGCAGGGCATCGCTGTCCCCTCTGAGGCCGTCGCCTGCAATCGCGGAAAGGTCCAGGGAGAGAGCGGCCGAGTCGTCGATGACGAAGTAGGTGGAGTCGATGGAGAGAGCGAGCTGGTTGCTGCCGTCGACATATAACGGGGCGGTGTAGGCGAGGGCGAGGCCGTCGGCGCCGATGGTGAGGCCGGTGGAGGAGTCGGCTTTAGCCCGTAATCCGGAGGTATCGTCGAACTCCAGGCCGGGGTTGGTGGCATGGAGCTTCACCCCCAGACCATTGCTGTCGACTTCGAGACCATGGGCGGTGTAGACTTTAGCCGAGAGGCCGTCGCCGTCGCGGACCAGTCCCGCATCGGGCTTAATCTTGACCCGGAGCTGCTTGTCGCTGAACTCCAGGCCGGGGTATTCGCCAGGGCTGTTCTCCAGGGCGATCTGGAAGGTCGACGCGTTGAGGGTGAGCCCGTTTCCGGCACGGTAGACACGGGCGGCACTGGTCTTACCCGTCTGTAAACGAATGGGGGCGGGCGTCCAGGGGTTGTAGACGATCGTCTGACCCTGGTTGGTGCCAGGGTCCATGATCGTCTGGATAGGGAAGAAGGACTGGACGCCTTGGAGGATGACATCGGCGAAGTTCGAGCCCCATTCGCCGGTCATCTGGTTGGTCTGGTACAGGAGGTTCCAGTTGTTGATGATGTTCAGGTCACCGATGCCGAGCGGAGAAACAGCCTGGGACGAGATGCGCGAGGGGATGGAGGCAGCGAACTCCGGAGGATCGAAAGAGGCCCAGCCCCCACCGGTCGGGACCGTCATGTTCAGAGCGTTGGGGCGGGAGGAGAGGTACGATCCAGAGACCAACCGGCCTGCGGAGAAGGGATTCAACAGGCTTGGAGCGAGGCTCGCCTCATTCGGATAGACCTCAGCCACAATACACCCCCGACAGATTAGACACGAGGCGGACTGGGGAAGGGGATCGTCTTCGAGGCGTCGTCAGGCTGGCTGGCGGGCGTCTCGGTCGGGCTTTCGATGATCGATAAGAGATAGTCGATCAACTCCAGGGCGCCTTCGCACGCAGTGGCCCGGGCTGATTCGGCCTGGGCGGTGGCGAGAGACTGCTGGCGCAACTCCAATAAGGAGGCGCGTCGTGACTCCAAGAGGGTGCGGTCGATAACCATGTGCGTTCTCCAACAGAGGACACGAAGCGTACGCCGATCACGAGGCGTTAGCGTACAGCAGGTACTTGTTCTCACCATTGATCCGGATGCGGATCGCGCCAGCATCCGTCAATGCAGCAGCCAGCAGTCGAAGGTTCATACGCGTTCCGCCATCAATTCTTCAACAGGAATCCTTGCGAATTATCCATCCCTGACACCTTCAAGCGGAGGGACCGCATCCACTCGTTGTAGATGTCCCTGACCCGTTTGGTGCGGTTGCTGTCACCCTCGATACTGAGGACCGAGAGGGCCGCATGGGCCGGGATCACCATGTCGATGGTCGGGCTCAGGATGGGGCAGATTTCGTAGGTGATCGTCGCACCTGATGGGACAGGCGATAGGGCCGTCTTCAACGTGGCGACCCGGGTCGTGGCGTCATACGATGAGATCACGCGCTCCTGGATGTAATTGTTGGTCGATGCGGTCAAGATACGGAGGATAGAACCCGCGTAGGCGTTCGGGTGCGTGTCGAGGTTGCCGATCGACGGCGTGGCCGCGAGGACAACCGTGGTCGGGGTGACGGTTCCGGCCGTGCCCTCGTGCAGGCACGCGGTCCCATCCGGGACGAAGAAAATCCTGAACTTGTCGGTCGGGGAGTATTCGCCTTTCTGCACCCATAGGGCGCCGGGCTCGATGCGGAAGCCTGGCCCCCATGAATCGGTCGTGGCCCGGTTGTACAGGTTACGGGAGACGGTCTCGCTGTTGCTGTCGAGCAGGTCAACCCGTTCGATGGACTGGATGATCGGGGGGAGGGCGAAGACTACATCCGCCGAGTCCACCCCCGACAGAGTAACATCGACGTACACGAGGACGAACTCGGGGCGGATACGTGAGAGTTCACCCAGGATTAACGAGTAGGAGTTCCCGAGGAGGTCGATGATCTCGGCCGACGAGTACTTGGCACTCGTCGAAGGCTCGTCAGTGAACTTCCGAAACCATGCGATGGAACGGGTCAGGAACCCACTCATGGGTCAGGCCTCCTTCGAGGCGCCAGCCATAGAAACCCGCACCGGGCCGGATAGTCGTGAGGCCCCAACCCCAGGATGCGCGTCCCTGACGATCCGGGTCCGCTGCTCGCGGAGTGAGGTCGACTCCTTCTGTAGCTGTAGCAGCTCGCGATACTCCTCCGCGCGAAGGAACTCGCGAAGCGCTCGGTGGTCGGCGGGTCGGTTTAGGAGTCGACGCAGTTCTTCGAGTGTGTTGTCGGGAGCGGAGAGAACCGGACGTAGCCCGAGGTTCATGATCTCGGTGAATAGCCCGGTCGTGTCGCACACCCATTCGGCGATTACCCATTTCCGCGTCCGCAGGTGGAAGTAGGTGAACAAGCGCCGGTCAGGAAACTCCCGGGCCAGTTGGCGGCTGAGCTCGGTTTGGTGGATACGGTGTCGTTCTGGGTTCATCCGTTGTGTGAACACCTTGTACCCCTTTCGTGCTCTTAGGCGGTTCTCATGCACAGGATGTAGACATCGGCCTGACTATAGCCACCGGTGTTCTTTGCGTAGGTGACTTTCAGATTGGCCCCAGCCGAGACCTCGACATAGGTGTCGTCGAGGGCCGCGGCCCGGATGATGTCGTCGACGCTGGTCGAAGCGAAGGCCAGTGTCGCGACGGTGTTCGAGCCGTTCTTGACGAGGGCGTCCTCGGTGCCGGAAGCGTTGTGTTCGGTCTTCACCGCCCACACGTCCAGAATCTTGACAGCGAACGGGATCGTGAAGGTCCAAACCCCGCCGTCCGCGGTGACATTCTGCGCGGCGACCACAAACACCGCTCCCATATAGGGGGCGACGGCCGTATCGACCTTGATGTTCGTGGCTTCCAGCTTGTTCAGAGCGATCCTCTTGGACACATCGAGCGTAGGCATGAGGGAGCTCCTCAAAAGTCGACGGGCAGGGGATGCGACGAATCACACCCCCCACCCATCTGTCGGGGTTTAGTAGGCTTCGGTCAGCCCCGTCAGCTTGATTGACTGCGGCGTCTTCGCGGCCATCTGGTAGAAGGTCACGAACGGTGCCTGGCAGGTATCGGTCAACGAGGCGTCGGTGGTGTACACCGGCATCCAGATGTCCTTGTACCCCATGGCCGGGGCGACAAACTCGACGGCCGCACCGTAGTCGGTCCCCTTGGTCTTCGACCCGGGGATCGTCGGCGGAACGTACCGGACGATGTTACCGCGCCGCTTGATACCGTACAGGTATCCCGGGGCACACAGCAGGCTGGCGAACCACGAGTACGTTGAACCCTCGTACTCGTACTTTACTTCGGCCCGTCCCGCGACCATCCGCAGGGCCTTGGCCGTGCGGTCGTAGGTCTGGCGGGCGCCACCCAGGAGCGGCTGTTCAGCGAACTTCTCGATCACGCCACGGGTGGTGATGATCGTATCGAGCGGCAGGCCGTAAGCGTCCCAGAACTTGGCGAAGGCCTGGTTCAGGGTCAGCTCATCGAGAGCGGCCGAGACGTTCGTGACCAGCGACTTGAAGGTCGGATAGTTGGAGAGTGAGATACCGCCGGTCGTACCATCTGGCCCCAAGAAGATCGTCCCGGACGACTTGATCCAGGATTCGAGGCCCATTGGCCCGCCGTACATGGTCGCGCCCGTCTTGAGTGTGTCCGCTAGGCAGATCAGGTCGGTCGCCGAGACGTTGACATTACCCACGCTGTCGATCACGAGGTTGTCAGCCGTCACGAAGCGGACCGTCCCGCCAAGGTAGTCCACACCGTCGACCACCCACGGCGACGTCTGGTGCCGTAGATTGCCGGTCGAAGCGGCCCGGATGTCGACCAGCATCCCATCCATGAAGGATCGGATGCGGCCACCGGTGATTGTGACGGTGACATAGGTGTCGGAGCCGTCGGTTCCGCCAGCAGTGACGGCGAGCACCGTAGCGAGCTGGCTATTGGTCGTCGCGAAGAAGGCGTTCGCCTGTTGCAGGGCGATATTCTTCGCCACGGCCTTGACGTTCTCGGCGGCATAGTTCATCAGGGCGTCGGTCAGCCGATCCATCCGGAGGATTTCGGTCGGCATGACCATGTTGCCGTAGCCGCGGGCCAACTGCATGGTCCGCTGGAACACGTTCTTCATCGGCACCTGCGACGCAGCAGGCCAGTGGTTCGTGGCGCGGGTGAACAGCGTGTGCTTGATATCGGCGGACTTGTTGACCTGTTCGCCGTCCGGATTGGCCCACTTCAACTGACCAGCCAGGCCGGTGCTGAACGTATGGTAGACACGCCATTCACGACTGATACCGGAATCGGACATGCCGACCCCAGTAGAGGTGGTCTCGATCTCGTCAAAGACCGGATCGACTTCGGTCGGAAGCAGGTCCTCGACCGTTGGATAGATGTCCTCTCGGACCATCTTCGCCAACGCGGAACCGACTGCAGTAGCAGTGAACGCCATGGGGGTGCAACCTCCACAAATCCGTCAGAGACGGAGCCTCTTAGCCTTGTCCCGACCCCGTTCGCAGAACGTCAGCCAGCGCGTGTTGGAAGCGGGCTGCAAAGTTCTGTCGATATCCAGGGTCCGCTGCACTGACGCGCTTCGGAGGAGTTTGGTCTTGGACGGTCGGCGACTGGCCTACTGCGGGACCGAGGGACGGATGGCCCAGGGCTTCCTGAACCCTCAAGTCTTGCTCGGATACCGCCTCCCGGATTCCCAACTTCTCCGCCCGCGATCGCAATCGCTGCGCCACCGACTGGAGAAGCTCAGGAGAGTACGGGACACCATCGACGACAACGCGGTTCCTGACCTCCGTGAACGCCATATCGAACAACTCAGGCGCCAGTGCTTCACTCCTCATCAGTTTACCAAGCGCCGGGTCTTTGTCAAGGGTTTCTCGCACTTGGGTGCGAATAATTTGCAGCGTATCCTCGGCGTTGCGTTCGGCGACTGCTCGTTCCAAAGCAGCCAGTCGTTCTTTCGTCGCCTGATCAACCACGGCCGCGGGCTGGGATGTGGACGTGGAGGTAGAAGGGGGCGGCTCAGGGGTGTCCGCGGAGAGGACAGCGGCCGCAAACTGCTCGGAGTCCGTCGCGGTCATCCCCATCAGACGCCCGAACTCAGCGAGATCAGCGTGGCGGATGGCCGAAAGGTCCCCGGCCTCGCGGAACGTGTCCATCAGCTCCCGCAAGCGGACCCCATCCGCTCCCTTCTTCAACATTTCCCGGCCTTCACGGAGGCGCTGCTGCCCAGCGAAGCCCAACCCTGCGTACTGCACCAGCTCCTCATGCGTCAGCAGTTGCTCTTTCCCATCCACGACCACCTTGGTCAAGTTCGGAGTCGACGTGGGGGGCGTCGAAGGGGTGCTTTCGGCCGGAGTGGCGCTATCTGTCGGGGTATTCGGTTCTGTCATGTGCGTGGCTCCTTATGCGGGTGGCAGACCCATCGCCCCGCCCTGCCCCGGGACCATCCCGGGCGTGGACGATAGCGCAGCGAGGGGGTCGCCCCCGCTGAGGGCCTGCATCTGGTCCTGTTGTGACAGCAGATCGGCGTTCTGTGCCGCTGCGTCTTCGGCATACGAGATCGGTTCAGGGTAGTTACCCAACATTGCCCGGTGTTCCCGGAGAAGGTCCTCAAACGCACGTCGAACCCCGACAGAAGCCAGGGTGAACTCGGGGCGTGCCATGAAGGCGAGGATGACCTCGATATGGATTTCGTGCATATCGTTCTCGTTCAGCAAGGCGCGACCGGGCGTGAGGCCGTCGTTGAAGACGAGAATGTTGTTGTACATCGCCCGCTGGAAGTTGAACCACTCGGCGTCGTTCGCCAAGGGTAAGTTCAGGCCACGCTTCCTGGCCTCGATACGGAACCAGCGGGGATTGATGAGCCCGGCCCTGAGGGCGTCGTACAGTTCCATCTTCTGTTGTTCAGGCGAATCGGGCAGCTTCGAGAGAATGCCGACATCCACTTCATCGGGTTGTGGGATGGAGTTCTTCTCGCGGTCGAGGGCGCCAGTCTCAGGGTTGATGACGACACCCGCGAGGGAGTCATCCGAGGTTGCGATCGCAGCGATCTTCGGCGACGGCCACAGCTTGCGGATCAGAGAGAGGAGCGAGCTGTAGACGCCCGAGAAGGCCGCGGCAATCGAGCCTGCCGGGGCCGTCAGAGGGACGGTCGAGGTCTCGTAGAGGAGGCCGAGGGCGCGGGCACTGTCGACGCGACCCGGTGCGTTGCCAGAAAGGAGCTCGGACTGCGGCGCGATCCGGTCGTTAAGGGCGAGGAAGATTTTCGCCACTTCTCCAGGCAGGGTGCCTGCATTGGTCGGTGCGATATTGAATGGCTTCGCATCCGGGACCGTGTAGTCGGGCTGGTATTGGATGATGCGTGGACGGTCGGAGGAGCGGATTTGGGACGGCTGGATGCCGAGGGATAGAGGCAGGGCGAGGAAGCCGAAGGCGTCCAGTTCGGAGACGTTTTGGGCAAGATTTTGGAACATCTGTTCCTGCTCGGCGGCGAGCGGGATCAGCAGCTCGATTTCACCGCGGCCGTAGAAGCCACCAGCATCCACGAAGCGGGCGATATGGATCGGGATATAGGGCGGATCGGCCGTGGAATCGTAGGAGTCGTCCTTAAGGATCAGGTCCCCGCTGTGGATGATGTATCGAGACAGACGATTATGGGCGCCGTAAACCCAGGTCTCGATAATCTTTACGTACTCCTGGTCGCTTGGGCCACCACCATCGCCAAAGGCGGGCTCGTCGCCCCTCGAATCTGCCGTCGTTACAGACGAGGGAGCGGTCGAGGACGAAGTGGTGGGCGTCTGCCCATAGGCGACGGACCTGTGGGTGTACTTCGCACCCGGCACCAACTTGGCGCCGAGGCCCAAGGACTCCAGCCAGCTTTTCGCGACCCACCGTGCCCGCATGACACCAGAGGTGGCTGACGACAGTGGCGGAGCGGCTGGGATCGAGAGGAGTTCCCACGGCGGGATGATCTCGATCTCCGGTACCACTCCTTCGGCTTCGCGGCCAGTCGTGGCCGGGTCGACCCAGGTTGAGAGGGCTCCCATCCCGTAGGCGACCAGGAGTTGCATGAGTTCCAGTTTGAGACGTTCCGCGACGTTACGCGGGACGACCGAGTTGAGCACGACACGAGCGACCGAGACCCGTCGCAGGCTGTCGAGTGTGGCGGCGCGCTGGTCGACCTTGGGCGTAGTATCGAGGCGCATCAACTGCCCGACCTCGGTACGGTACTTGGTCACGATCTCCTCGTAGATGAAAGGCATCCCTTTCGTGTTAGGGAAGGATACCTTGACCGTGCCGTCCCGGAAGTTCAGGGTGTCGAAGTTACGGGCGCCGTTGAGATACCAATAGACGGTCCACCACTTCACCGCCCGGATGTTGCGGACCCGCTCGCCCTCCTCGACCATGCGGTTGAGGGCCTGGATCAGCTTGTCGTCACCCTTGGCGGGTAGCACCAGTCGTGCAGGCATACACTCCTCCCCTTACTGCTGCGTGATCGATACGCCGTCGACCGGGTTGGTTTTCTTAGGCAACGCGGCTTCATCGATCGGGGGATGAATGGTCGCGTGGCGGGCCAACAGGTCCGACGCGACACGCCGTGACTTCAACTCACGCTGCGTCGCGTTCCCCGTCTGCGACAAGAGCGCCGCCAGCAGACGACGATTGATCGACAGAGAAACCCCGACAGATACGATGAGGGCGGCGGTCTGGCCGATGCAAGCGATGATCGCAAGTGCGAGTTCCATGCGTTCTCCTAGATGATGACCCGAGCGGCCGGAATCGCCGGGGCTTTGCCTGATTTCTCATTGTACGGTGGCGCATTGAGAGTGTCAAGTAGCTTGGTGACGATTTCAGGCGAAAGTTGTGAAGGGTCGGCGGTGATAATGGGGAAGCCGTTGTCGTCCTCCCGCCGCCCTGCGGCGAGGTAGTCGAGAGGGGTCTTCGCTTTGACGGGTGTGGAGGCGAGACCCGGATGAGGGCCTTTGATGACGTAGGGGGCCATGGCGAGGGCGTCGATGGCGTCGTCGTGATTCAGCCCTCCGAGGTCCATGGTGAAGCCGTCGATCTGATTGAACAGTTCGGTCCACGGCCACCGGTTGCGTTTCTCCCACGGGAGCTTGATGAGGTGCCGATTGAAGCGGAACTCCAAGGCGCCGATACGCGAGGCCTTGTCGTGGCCTCGGGGGTAGACGATCGGCATCACGCGCGGGAACCAAGTCGCCGGATCGGCCAGGCTATAGATGAAGTCGGCCACGCGCTCTTCGACCCCCTTCTGGATGGAGATCGCCTCGATACCGACCACTTGGGGGTGCCACTTCTGGCCCATCTTCCAGATTTCGTTGATGAGGGCGTCTTCGCGGACCTTGCCGACCCACAAGTCGAGGACCCACAAGATATTATAGCGATCAATGCCCCACACACAGACGACACTATAGTCGGAGTAGCGCTCGACCGTGGAGGCGTAGTCGACGGTGATACAGCGGTAGAGTGAGGAGACCAGCTGGCCCCAAACCCCGACAGTTGGTGTAGTGGCGTTGCGGGCATAGTAGGAAACCTTAGCGCTGGATTGGAGGGGTGAGAGGTCGGCGTCTTCACCTTCGAGTGTGTAGGTGTCGAGGTCCGGGGTAATGCGAAGGATGCGATCGGACTCGGCGATGGGTTCGTTCAGGTACTCCGAGGAGAAGACCGAGAGGCCGACTTCGGACTTGATACGGTCGAGATCAGCCCAGGACCACATTTCGGGCCACAGGAGGTCACCTTGCGGGTTATCTTCTGTCGGGGGACTGCAGACGCGGTAGTTGCGGCGGTTCCAGTGGGCGAAACGCGGATCGTCGCCATACATGGCTTGATAGATGAATGAACGCTTGTCGATGAGGGTGCCGATCCACAACATACTGGAACCCTTACGGAGCATGGGCATGATGACCTTGAACAGCATCTTCTCGAAGTCCTTCAGGAGTTTGGAAGTATCGGTCGAGCCGGTCGAGTCGAACTCCGGGTCGTCAAGGATGAAGAGGTCGGGACGGGCACCGCGTTTGCGGCCGGTGGTCGAGAAGCCGCGGAGGCGCGCGCCGTTCTTGAGACGGAGCGAACGATGGGACCACTGGCCTTCGAGGCGAGAGGGGCGTTGCTCACCGAAGTCCTCGATGATGCGGTCGTTCTCCGTCAACTGCTGCATGATGATGTCGAAGCGGTCGCGGACGAGGGAGTCGGTCGCCATGCAGAGTGCCAGCGAGAAGTAGGGTCTAGTGAGGAGCAGAAGGAGCGGGAGTTCGGCGGCGACGACGGTGGATTTGGCGGAGCCGCGTGGGGCGCCGAGGACGTTGAGGCGGTAGGTGGCGACGTCCCGCATGATCTCGCTATGGAAGGGCGGAGAGGGCAGGAAGTCGCGGAAGAAGAAACCATCCGTGCGGTCAAGGTGGAGGTAGTATTCACGGAAGAACTGCCAGGCGGTGACGAAATCTTCGGGGGTCTTCTGCCGGGCGCAGACCGCTACCCGCGCCGCGCGCTGTTCCTCGGGCGTCAGACGGTCGTAGTAATCTGGGAGGGGATACCACGGGTTATTGGGATTCGGTTCGGTCATTCGTCACCTGTGGTGCGGCAGTGGAGGGCGGAGGATCGAAGGGGAGGTCTAGCTGGCCGGGGTAGTTCGGGACCTGCGGGGCGATGATGACTTGCGGGTAGAGGTCCTTGGCGATCTCGGACAAGGCACAGAGGATTGCGAACGACAGGATGCTCCGGGCGATCCAGCGGGGGCGGTCGATGGTGTTATCGAAGATGAGCTGGATGGTCGGCCAGAGGGAGGTCAGGAAGATGCGGTCCCGCAGGAGGCTGTGGGCGCGGGCCTCAACTCGGTCGAGAGTCGTATGGCGATCGCTCCACCGGAGCGGGGAGGGGATTTGGGCGCCGTCAGCTAGCAGACCGAGTGCCGTCCGGATCGTCGTCGGGGAAATCTCTCGGCAGAGGTCGAGGATCATCGGTGGAATCGGACAGGGTGGAGGCGTCACGGAGGGGAACACAGGCGGGGCTGCGGCTGCGGGCGGAGGCGAGGCCTCCGAGAGTGGCTGCGGCCGGGGGCTTGTGATCGACGAGGCGCTGGCTGGGTTCCGCTGTTTGTTCTTGGGGGGCATGGGTCATTTCCTTTCCTGTTTGCCGGAGACGGCTGACCAAACCTGCGACTTGGGTCACGTGGACTTGTCGCCCGTCCCCTAGGTTCTGGATCGTTTTCACTTGCGTCAACGTTGTCGCCCTCTTGAGGGTGTCGTTGATGAGCCCGCGGAGTTGACAGAGGGCGGCGAGACGGTACTTCACCGGCTGGGTCGGGTCCCGGGAAATCTCCACGAGGATTTCGATGTCCTCATTCGGCGTCCACCCGAACTCTTGAAGGATGCCGCCGAGTGTGGCCGGGTCCGCGAACGACAACAGGTGCTCCACCTGCTCGGACAAGGCCGGTGAGAGCGCCTGTCGGACCACAGGGGAGAAGGACTCATTCGTCGCCATCCTGTGCTTCCTGCGCTTCCTGCGCATTGGGTGTCGATGGAGGAGTAGTGGATAGCGGGTTGCCCCCTGACGCCAGGGTGCGACGGATAGCAGCTACCCGGTGCGCTTTGAGGCGAGAGGCAGTCGCGTCCATGGAAGACGAGAGGTTCTTGGAGAGCGAAGCCCACAGCTCGGGTGTCAGCGCGGAGAGTGTGGAGGACTTGTCGAGACGGCCCCGATGACGGTTTCGCTCGCGGGAGCCCGGGGCCATGAAGCCGGGCGACCCGGGACGGGTGAGGGCGAAGACCACTTGTTCGAGAGCTTCAATATGGAAGTAGGCTTCGGGACCGATATGGAACAGCGGGATGCGCAGACAGTCCATCGTGCGACGGGCGGTATGCAGGTCCATGCCGAAGACTGCGGCGAACTCCGACAGTCGGCGTAGATCGACCGAGCGACCGATTCGCAGCGGTTGCAGACGGTCGATGAGGTCTTGTGGCGTGCCCATGGTGTACGTTCTCCTACAAACTACAACCTGTTCACCCCGACAGATTACCCTCGACAGCGAGGGAAGTCAAGGGGGAAAGCGAAAATAATCGCGAGTGCCTTGTAAAGCGAGTTCTGTCGGGGTATGGTGTGATGAACTTTGGAGGACATACGAGAATGAGTGAACAAACGCCGTCGTCCCATGTCTTTGTTGAACCGAATCTGGTGAGTGCGTCGGAAATCGTGCCGGAAAAGCTGGCCTGGTTGTGGCCTGGGCGGATTCCGCTGGGGAAGATCACCTTACTCTTTGGCGACCCGGGGCTTGGGAAAAGTCTGGTCACGGTAGATTTAGCGTCGCGCGTGAGCCGTGGGGCGGCGTGGCCGGATGAAGTGGGAGGAGTACCCCGACAGAGTGGGGAGGAGAGGAAACCGGGGCGTGTGGTGATGCTGAGCGCGGAAGATGACCCAGCGGATACGATTGTGCCGCGTCTGAGAGCGGCCCGAGCGGACTTGACGAAGGTGGAGCTGATGAACGGGGTGAGGAGTACGGATGGTAAGACACGCTTCTTCGACATGGGCGAGGATTTGTGCGTGTTGAAGCTGGCGTTGGACATGTTGGGGGATGTAAGGTTGGTGATTGTGGACCCGCTGAGTGCGTACTTGGGGCAGACTGATACGCACAAGAACGCGGATGTGCGGGGGCTGTTGGCACCATTGGCGGAATTAGCGGCGAAGTACAGGGTGGCGGTGTTGTGTGTGACGCACTTGAACAAGGCGCAAGGGGGGAGGGCGCTGTACCGAGCGACAGGGAGCCTGGCGTTTGTCGCTGCGGCCCGAGCGGCGTGGGTGGTGTGTGAAGATCAGACGGACAAAGGGAGGAGGCTGATGCTTCCGGCGAAGATGAATCTGGCGAAGGACACGACGGGGATGGCGTTCTCGGTCGTAAGTGTCCCGGCGGAAGAGGTTGGGGCGGTAGCGTGGGAACCGGTGCCGGTGGACATGACGGCTGACGAGGCGATGGACGGGAGTGGAGTGAAGGAGAAGGTGACTGGGGCAATCGAATGGTTGAAGGCGGTGTTGAAGGACGGGCCTTTGCTGTCGGGGGAAGTGGAAGAGGAGGCCGAGAAGTGGGGGTTTAGCAAGGCGACGTTGCGGCGGGCGAAGGAAAAGGCAGGGGTCAAGAGTAGGAAACGGAAGTTTGGCGAGAAGGGCGAGTGGGAATGGTATTTGGATGCTTAAGTGTATAGGTGGGATACAACACGTCTGCGGTACCCTAACAAAATACGAACGTGAGCACCTTAGCCTTTTCAACGTCAAAAACGCAAAGATGCTCAGGGAGGCTTCTCTCTCACACTGAGCACCTTTGGGAGGGACACTAAAAACGCTAAGGTGCTCAGCACTACCCCATTAGCAACTAAAATAATACTAAGGTGCTCAGAGAGAGACGTAGAGGGGGGTGTGAGCACCTTAGGGAGCGAGTTGTGGTGACGATATATAGTTGGAGATAGGGGGGAGGGGGAGGGAGTTGGGCGGAGTGGGTGGGGGGCGTAGGTTGTTAAATTAGCACTCGCGTGGGGATCGGTGTAGAAGAGGGGGCTTTCTTCCCCATCCCTCACTCCCTTGATGGGGCCAACGGCCGGGGCCGTGACCCCGCCCCTAGATGGAATACGCTTGACATTGCGCTTTGACGTGGTATAATGTACGTGCTGGTGATGCACCGTTCTTTGACAATCGGTTGCTGGAGGTGGCATGGCGCGGAAAGCGAGACCCCATGTCCAAGAAAACGCAGAATACCGCGCAGAGCGCGGCCGGGACGACGACGCCGTCGCGGGGGGATGCCCCCTTGACGTTGGCGCAGTACGCCGAGCGCGTTGCAGGGTTGATTGAAACATATGCACCTATGACGAAAGCTTTCAAGCGCTCGCGCGTGACAATCACGTTGCGAAACGATAAAAACGCCCCGAAAAGCGACCA